AAGGAGTGGATATTTGAAGCCATAGATAAGATTGGTGCACCTATGCAGTATATCAGTAGACAGTCTGGAGCCGATGGAGTTCCTGTATATAAATTACAGGATAATTAGATTCCATTGCCTTCAGACTTAGTGCATTTAGATGGGGTAGCCTATTCTACATCAGAAAATGGTCCGTGGATTCCATGTAGTACTTAGACTTCTATATTTAAGAAGCAGAATACTACTCAACCTAAACCTATAAAGAATGTACACTTTGAAGATAAAAACTTAGCAAAGGAAGAATAGATTACAGAAGAGCAAAGAATGTAGCATAAAATGCCAACAGTTCAAGCTCAAATAAATAGACCAAACGCTGGAGGTTTCTCTGACTTGTTATATAATGACGACTTCTATGAAAAGCCAGAGTACTTTATAAAACCAGGTTGGATTGTAATGAATAAGAAGAATGGGTACATTAAACTCGCATATAAAGCAATACCTACAGATGAAAGAGGATACCCACTAATACCGGATTTAGAATCATATAAAGAAGCTATATACTGGTATGTTAATATGAAGTTGTCATTCCCTAAGTTTATGAAAGGATAGCTTGGTGGAAAATTAAAGAGTGCAAACATTACTATATATAACTATATACACAATAGATGGAATTATTATAGAAATCAAGCTTATGCTGAAGCTATGATGCCAACTCCAGATGATATGTAGAATATAAAGAACGATTGGAATAAGTTAATCCCAGATTGGGATGGCGATGATACATTCTTTAATTATATAGGAAAAGAACAATTAACTTATAATGATTACTACAATGGATTCTGATAAACAACAAAATATGCAAGTTAACTCTTTTGATGGTGGTATGAATACAGATGTAGCAGACCATTTAATTAAATCAAATTAGTATAGACTTGCTAAAAATCTAAGATTTATTTAGGGTAGAGATGGTAATACTGGAGAACTTAAAAGTTTAACATTACCAGACCATATATATGATGAAGCGAGTGGTCAACTTGGGTCTATTGTAGGTTCTTACTAGATAAGAAATTATGGTATTTTATTTGCATCTAAATAGAATCATTTAAAATAGGATACTTTGTGTATATATAGGTTCGATATTCCAAAAGATAATAGTAGACCTGTCAATTTCAATAGTAATGACTCGTCTTTAATATTTGGACCATGTACTGATTTTAATACAAAACAACAAGGCTTAGAAGCTATATTAAGACAGTATAGCATTGTTGGTAGAGTTGAGAGTGATGATAATATAAAACTATATCTAGCCGATGGTGAGCATTAGATAATGGTTATTGACTTGTTTCCAGACCCAAATAATATACCAACAAAAATAAAACAAATAGAATCTAATAGTAACTTTATACTATATCCACCTAAAGTTGTTGGTGTTACATACGGTAATCTAAAAGCTGGTATGAATCAATACAGCTATCAATTATATCAACGATACAAACATTCGACATAGGTATCACCACTAACAAAAATTATACCAATTGTGAATAATAAAGATTCTAATTTATACGATGGTGTTACTCAAGGTAATAGTACAAATATGGGATTAAAACTCAGATTTGACGTTGATGATAACATATATGATACTATAAAGATATTCAGAGTACATTATGATAAAGCTGGAGAACAACCCGAGATTGATGTTGTATATGAAGGTGATTATAATGGTACGTTTGAATATATTGACTATGGTGGTTAGAGTTTAGGTAAATTAACAGTTGAAGAGTATAATTCATTATCTGGTATACATATAATACCTAGAGTTATAGAAGCTAAAGATGATTATTTATTTGCGGCATAGATTAAAGAAAAATTTGTCGTATCTGATAAATTTGATGATATAAACACTATATCATTAAGATTCTCAGAACAGGGTTTTGCATTCGCAGCTAATTATTCTGATAGAAAAAACATATTAGACGGTAAAACTATAGATGATTTAAAAGCGAATAATTGGAAATTATTTGATGATACTACAAGAGAAACAGACTGCTTTAATATAATTAACGATATGAGTGATTTGTCTGTAAATACAGACGTTTATGTGAAAGATATTAGAAAGAATGGAGGTAGTTCTGCATATACTTATTTATTTCAACCATCTGACCATGGGGTTGTTTATTACGGGGGTGCTGGTAAACATATAGACTGGAGATTTGTTGTAACGTAGATTTCTGGAGACGGTAACGAAGATACTAATACAAACACTGGATTTAATGATTCATCTTCTAATATATTAGACTTACGTGTTGGGCAAATAGACCGATTAATAGACCCTAAGAAAATTAAATTAAACAATAGTACAAAAATACCTGTTAAGGGTTATAGTAATACTTCAAATGGAGCTTTTAAAAAATACTATATAAACTCTCATGGGGAATTTATAGATGCTGGTAAAATAAAGAATAGCAATCTATATAAAAACGCATCTTATAACGACCCTATAGTAGCTTCAAATCTAAAGTCTTTAAGAAGAGGTGAGTTATATAGATACGGTATTATATTTACAGATAGTGCTGGTAATAAAAGTAATGTAAAATGGATTGCTGATATTAGAGTGCCTGGATTATATATAAATGGATTTAATACATTTGAAGCTGGTGGAATAAACACAGAACTTGGAGTTAATGTTTTAGGTGTTGAGTTTAAGCTACACGATTTAGATAATTATGATATAGCTCAATATGAAATAGTTAGATGTAATAGAACGATTAATGATATATCTATAGTATCGTAGGGAGTTGTATCTAGACCAGTTAAAAAGTATGAACATAAATCTAATAAAAATTATCCGCACACTCCAAACTTTATATTATCTACAAATAAATTTACAACATCGTCAAGTTTTAAAAACTAGTTGAATGATATATCGTCGACAAATAATGAACTTCCTTGTGCTACAAATATATTTAACGATTCGTTATATCAATTCTTGTCACCAGAGTTTTTATTTACACCTACAACTGTAATGGATGTTATAAAAGGTTCCAATACTAATATAAACACACTTAAGTATCTATTTCCAAATTCATCATTTGAAAAGAGAAATGATAAATGGTTTGCTGAAAATCAAAAGTATCCATTGTTACAAATGAACCACAGTACAGATACTCCAAAAAGTATAGATTATAATGGATTTGAAAGAAATGCTAAAATATACGACAACTATTCAGATTATACTACTTTTAAACTTGCATATAATTTAGATATAAAGAAGAATGGTGGTGGTAGTAGTCCGTATTATGAAGATGATGTAGAAAGAGTTGTTGGTAAATTAAAGACTTCTAAACTTATTTTTAAATACTACAATCAAGCATCAACTGTAACAATGTTACCACATAGGAAAGGATTTGTTGATAATATAACATACGAGCATAATAATAAAACATATACGTATGGTACTGTAACGCAAGGTTCTGATAATATATGTGAGATAGTAAATTCTAAATTTATAAAAGGAGAGAAATGGAACAACTTTGGTACACTTGATTCTAAAGGTAAACCATCTTTAAAATATATAGATTAGATAAATGTTATCGGTACTTATCAATTCTGTAATTGGGTTATGGGAGGTATGTACGATATTAATGTAGAATAGTTAAATGTATGGTTCCTCAAGGGTAATGATGTAACTTACATATGTTCAAATTTAATTGGACCAGGTTCATCTGGATTATTAATACAATTGAATAATAAATGGAAGACTCATGGTTCCGCTCAATCAAATTCAGAGATATATCAACTAACAGACACTATTGGCTCTAAGGTTATACAATCTGCTATTTTAGATAATAATGGTAATATTCAACCAGGATTACACTCATTAGAATATAGTAGTGAAAAATTTAGTAATCCAGCTGATGATTATACTGTAAATGCTCCGAAGTTCAATCATGTATACTTTAATATAAATGAGAGTTACAGCGTTTAGAATGAAAATAATATATATTCATTTACAACACAAGGTACTTATTTATGTAATATAGTTAAAGAATGTATTCCTTATGGAGGTTATGAAAAACACAGTATAGAGAATAGTTTATATTACAGCTATTCGGATGTTTATAGATATAATCCAGCTATTGAAAATATAGCCGAAGTATTTGATGGTGATACTTATATATGTCCATTTGAATATATATCATTGCATAAGTTTGCGTTTAAAGAACTACATGGACCTTTAACAACAGTTATAGTCAATTATATACCAGTTGAGACTAGTATAAATCTAATGTACACGTCAGGAGTTCAGTTTATTAATAACAACTCAGAATATAATATAACTTGGGTACAAGAAGAACCTGGTAGAATATTAGATAATCCAGCTCAAGATAAACCTCAGTTTATTTACAATACAGTATATAGCTCTGATTATAAATTATAGATGAATACCATCAGATTATCATTACTAAACAAAGATGATTCGTATTTTAATTACAGGTGTAGATACTCTAATAAGAAAGAAAATGGAGAACTACAAGATTCTTGGACTAAATTCTTAGCTGCAAATTATATAGATGTATCTCCAGATTACGGAAAGATAACAGAACTTAAGACGTTTAAGAATAGTCTAGTGTTCTTCCAAGAGAGAGCGTTCGGATTACTATCTGTAAACGAAAGAACAACATTAACAGATAATAATAGTAATTAGCTATTACTTGGCTCAGGAGGAGTTCTTGATAGATATGATTACATATCAACTATAAGTGGAATGGAAGATGGTAATTTCTCAGACCTCGTTACTAATACAGCTTTATACTGGATTGATTATGATAATAAAGAATATTGTCAATACTCTGGAGGTAATTCTTATAGTATAATATCTAGAATCAAAGGTGTTCAAAAAGCAACAGAGGCTGGTATGTCAGACGTTAAACTAGAAGCACCAAGACCAAAGAAAATATTATACAATTCAAAATATAATGAAGTTATGTTTTGGAATGGCGACAGTAGAGTCCTTGTTTATAATGATGAAACTCAATTATTTCATTCTGTATATACAATATCTGCAAACGTTGATAGTATTAACTATTTTGATAGAAATATCATTGTTAATGGTAATGAAAGCTTAATAGAGTTCGATAAGAGTGGTAATGTTAGACACAACGACAACACTAACACTATTAAAGAGTTCTAGTTAAAGTATGTAATTAATGAATATTATCAACAAGTTAAAGTATTTGATAATATAATATTTAATGGGAGTCTAGAATTTAAAGATAACATAAAAGAAACATTCGCAACTCAAGGTTAGGTATCTAATGAATTAACTCCTGAAGATATATCATAGAGATATTATGATTATAGAGCTGCAATTCCTAGAGCTTCTAATACAGGCTTATATGGAAATAGAATGAGAGGTAAGTCTATGGAATGTGATATTAAAAACAACATAGCTGATAATATTATTATACAATATATAACAACTAAATATAGAGCTTTATGGAGTTAAATTATAAAAGAAGAATGAGAATGCCTATATAGTATCTTCCAGGATTTGCGTATGGCACATCATATTTACCATGGTACGCATCAAGACGTAACATGTATGGAGACACAAATGATTATTATAATATAGATGGATAGTATAGACCATTAAATGGAAGAAACTCTAATATTAAAGGAGTTGTTGGTAAGTTAGGAGATAACGCAAGTAACATTATGTCTTCTGGAATACAATTTGCTGGAGATTTAGGTAATGCATTTGGTGGTGTTAAGAGTGTAAATGACATACTTGATGAGACAGGAACATCATATTCAAACGGTATAGGTTTCGGATACCAGAGAATAAATGATATAGATAGAGGTGCTTAGCTAACAGAGCTTAGAAGACAAAGTCAAAATAATACAATGAAAACTGTTGGTTCTGGAGCTGCATTAGGTTCGACTATTGGAAGTGTCGCTGGACCAGTTGGAGGATTAATTGGTGGTGCTGTAGGTGCATTAGGAGGTCTTATAGGTGGTTTATTTGGCGGTGCTAAAAGAAAGCGTAAAATGCTTAGGAGATTAGAACTAGCAAGAAAAGACGCAGAAGCAACAAATAACTATAATCAGAGCTCATCACAATCTGATTACATGATTAATGATTATTATAATACAAATGGTACAACTCAAGATGATGTGTTATATGCTAAGCGTGGTAAGGATAAAGGATATTCTACTAATTGTATTAATGTAAAAACCAATGTATATACATCACAAGGAAAGGTTAATACTACACCTAATGCTAGAGTTGCTGCCGGAGAAAGCATTATAGACAATATAGACGATACAAGTAAAACAACTGGACATGTTGTTAAAGATGGTAAGCTAGGACAAGATACAAATTTAGCAAATTTAAATAACAGTACAATAGTTCTAGGTCAAGATATAGACTGGAGAAATGGAATGACATTTAGAGACCAATCTTTACCATATACACAAGCCCTTGAAAAGATTAACAAGAAGTATGAAAATAGAACAAATAGTTCTATAAATAAATTTAGAGGAGCTATTGGTAAATAGAGTGATGAGTTACAACAACAACAAGTAAATAAATTAAAAGAACCTATCGTTCAAAAACTTAAAGATTTATCAGAGCAACAAGCTCTTCAACATAGTCAACAAGAAATGCAAAATAACTACAATATGCCTGGATATACAAAAGGTAAGAATAATACGTATGGTTATATAGAACCAATGAGCTGGTATAGTAATGCTGTACCGATGGGTCTTGGAATGCTTACAAGTCTTGGTCAATATTTTGATGCAAGAGGTTAGAAGATACACACTCCCGATGTATACGCTGGTAACCCATACGAAACTGCTGCATTGGGCGAAATGTCAAAGCTGAACGTAAACCCATATAAAGCAATACAAGACGTATATAAGCAAGATAGAATTAATAGATATGCAATTAATAGAGCTGGTGGTTTAAGTGGTTCTCAGAAGTATTTAGCTAATGTTGCTATGGGATTAGGTACTCAAAGTAATATAGCAGATGTGATACAAAAAGCACAAGAAGTTAATAATCAGTATAGAGGTAAGTGGGCTGAAGCCGCACTTAATGCTGGCAATGCATTAGCTCAACGTAGACAACAAGCTAATCAGTATAACACAGAATACGCATCACAAGCACACGCAGCAAGACAACAAGGTATGCAAATGGGTATCCGTAACTTTATGGATTACTTACAGCAATACGCAGCAAATGAATACAAGCGTAAGACTGGTAACGGAATGCTTGGATTATATCAACAACAAGTAGATTTGGATAGAGATAAGTTTAATGCTGGCAACAACGATGATAATATACCTGATAATAATGATAGACCATTCTCTTATTCAAAGTATTATAACTTTATGAATGGTATTAATAGTAACAATAGTCCTTATAAATTTGTACCAACAATGAGTTTAAATACTGGTGTTAATAATAGTATTTTTGGACAAAAGGAGCCTACTAAACTTATGACATACATTAAGAACTACAATCCTAATAATAAAAGAACTAAAACAAAACCAGGTACAATGAGACTTATTGGTATTCCAAATAATATAATTGTACCTTACAATACATACAATCCACAACTTGGTGATTTTACAAATCCAGACCCAAGATGGTTAAATTGGAATTAATTATTTAAAATATGGTTTACTCGAGAGATTAGTGGGTCCAGCTCCCAGTTAAAGATTTATATGATTCTTAGATAATGCTGGCATCTATAAACGCTGCAAGAGATATGTATCAGCGTGGTGTAGATGAAATGAAAGAATTTAAAAGGGAGTATGGAGATTTCTATAGTCCTATACAGAAAGATATGGATTGGTATACAACCAATGTTACTTAGGGTATGAGAGATACCATAGAAGACTTATATGCTAGAGGAATCGACCCACTTAGGTCTGCCGAAGGTAGAGCCATTATATCAAGGAGGATTAATAATGCTCCTATTGGAGAGATAAATAAATTAAAGATGGCTTCTAAAACAGCTCAAGAATATCTCAAAAATAGGGGTGTTCTTGAAGCTCAAGGTAGGTATAATAAAGACTATGAAGACTTTGTAAATGGAGGTAAGACTATTGAAGATTGGGATACTCTTAGAGATGGTATTTGGACAAGACAATCTCCATCACAGTTTATGACTTTGAAAGAAGCTACAGAGAATTGGTATAATAATAGAACACCACATTCGCTTACACAAAAAGAAGTTGAAGGTTTTGGTGTTAAGTATGATAAAAGATATAATTATACAGGATTCACAAAGAACGACTTACTTAATATTGCTGCTAAAAACACTCCAGGATGGAACGGTTCTCAAATAGCTGATTATTATAGAAATGTAGCAAAGAACCAATTGTTATCAGAAGGTATTGAAAAGCCAACTAATGAACAAATAGAATCTAGATTACAGTAGAATGTTGCTGCTGCTAATGATGAGTATAAGATTAGACCTATAGAATAGGTTAATCAATACGCAATGCTCGATAAACAACAAGCATATCAAACACAAGCTCGTAGAGAAGGCTTTGCTCACGATAGGGAAATGGCAGCATTTAATGCAGCTAAACAGAGAGAGATGGCGTGGTTACAATGGAGACTATCAAATTCTACTCCAGATGGAAGTGGTAATCCAGCACTTAAAAATAACCAAGCTCAAATACCTATATCGTTTACACAGCAAATAATAGAACAGTCTAATAATAATAAGTCTGATAATATAGCTGGTCCAAATAACTTTAGTAAGAATGCTCTTAAAGTTTCTAAATATTGGCAAAATAAAGCATTTAATATACTATCTAAGGCAGATGTTAATGGTGATGGTAAGCTTGATAAGAATGAGCAAAATAACTGGAGAGCTAGATATAATAAACTCAACGCCAATCAAAAGAACGCTTATAACAATGCTGTAAAACACATGAATTGGTGGAATGATGCCGCTTCTAAAGGATTAGGAGGTGCTGTTCAAAATGGTCTTATTGATTAGAATGGAAATGTAACAGGTAGATTTACAAATGCTATGGCATATACTGATAAGGCTTTATATTCTGGAAAGGCATTTGGAAATGACTAGATGCAAAATGTAAATCTTAAATACTACAATGGTGCATATACACCACCGACAGCACAACATGCAAATGTGCTAAAAGATATATTAAGTTCTGGTAATACAAGTAAATACGCATTTAGCGATGCTAATGGTAAATATACATATGGATTAGCGCATCCTGTTGTAAACTTCTCAGATAGAGGTGTTTATTATGGACCTGTTAGAGCTAATGCTGTAGCTTCTGGTGTTGGATTAACAAACGGCAGTCTTAGTGTTAAATTTAATAAATTCTTAAAGAATAACGGTGTTAATGGTTGGATTGTATCTAACTCTGGACTTGGTGCTATAACAGTTCCAAATAGAGGTAAGGGTCAATCTATAGATATTGTTGGTAAAGTTTCTGTCCCAATTAACGTTATAGATAAATTTGCAAGTAGTATTGGCTCAAATAGATATAGTGTTGTTAAAAAGCTCGGTATTAGAGTCATGGATAGAAACGGTACAACAACTTATGGTGGAGGTTTTGCAGAAATACCTATATCTAAACAAATAGATAATAATAAAGGTCAAACATATGGTCAAATAGACTCTTCTTACGATAAGATAATGTTTGGAGGTAGCGAAGCTTCTAAGAGAGAACTTGAAAGACAATATAATTCTTCACAAAAATAATTTATAATATATGAAATACGGAAACAAAGGAAAAGGTGGTAAAAGCCAATCTTATACATCTCCGTAGGCGGCTGCATGGAGGGCTAATTTCGACGCTAATAGCAGAGCGTAGGAATCTGCCTTTTCCGAGCCGTATAACAACGGAACGCTATCTGGTGATGTAACTAGTATATATAATGCACCATCTGTTACTAAATACGACTAGTATTTAATGCCAGTACAAGAAGAATCTGGCTGGTTTAGTAAGATTATAAACTTTATACCAGATAAGGTGATAGCACCACCTATGGAAGGTTTGACTAAAGTATTTAGCCCTGATACATGGAGATTGTGGAATGAACAAAGATTGATGGTTGACGCTTCTAAGAATGAAGAAAATCTAATGCACACTAAGGATTAGTTAGATGATATAAACAAATATGCAGAAGATTATATTGAATTATTAAAGGATTATAAAAGTGCGTTAGATGATTACAATAGAGATGGTTTATTAACTGATGGATATAGAGTTAAACAAGCCGAAAAGAAGCTATTGGAAATGGAGTCTATGATTAGACAACAAAGTAGAAACTCAAATTCTTTATTAGACTTATTCTACGATGATTCTAAATTACATTCACTTGATAATAAATTATAGATGCGTAATCTATCTTTAGGTGATAGAGAAGATAATAACCCTAATTCTCATAAAAAATTAAATATATTTGAAAAAGCGGGTAAATTCTTATCTAACGCATTAAGCAATGTTACACAAGATTTAGCATCTGTTATAGGAGGGTTTGATGATAGCGATAGAATGAAGAGAGCTATTAGAAACTCTAGTGGTTTTGGAGAGCATGATAATTTAACAAAAGAATACTTTAAATCGTTTAAAGATAATAAAGATATACAGAGTTATATTGACGATATAGAGAGTAACTATTGGAAGAAGAGAAATGACCTAGAACATGAAATAGATGTTTATGATTATAGAACAAAAGAGTCTGTAAAAAATTATAAAAACGGTACATGGTATTTCGACCCAAAAAAGATAGACTAGAAGTTTAAAAGTGGTTATGAAAATAATAACGCTAGCTTGTTAAGTAGAATTTTCAACCCAAAAAACTGGGCGTATAATGTTGTAGATTCTGGTTCTTCGTTCTCTATGGCTCAAAATATGTTTGGTCAAATGGCATTCCAAGCTGGAAATCAATTAGTTGCTAATGCTATTATAGCATCACTTGGAGGCTGGGAAGCTGCTTTAGCTAAAGGCATAAGTACCGCTGTCGGTGTTAGTGGTGGTTTATACTTAGCTAACTTAATGAGAAAAGATGAGAGTTCATCTGAAGTTATGGATGCTTACTCTAGTAGACTTGTACAATATGCATATAACAACAAAATAAGTTTAGCAGATTTAAATCACAAAGTTGACTAGCAAGCTAAACTTATGGGTATAGATACTAGTAGGTTAAATGATACAGATAGAATGCAGTTAGCTCTTGCGTATAATATAAAGTCAGATTCTGAACAGTTTGAAAAAGAAAGACAACTTGCTAAAAACGGACTTGATAGAGTTTATAATGATAACATGACTCTATCAACAATGGACTATCTAGAAGTTATACCATTCCTAAACTTTGGTGGTAAAGCAGCTGCTAAATCTATTTTAGGTGGTGTAAAGAATAAAATATTCAAACAATACCTAAAATATGGTGAAGGTGTCGCTGGAGAAGTTGCTGATAGATTTATAGCATAGAATGCAAATAGAGCTGCAAGAACAATAACAGATAACCTCATAGATAAAGCTTTTGGCGAAGGTGCTGAAGCTATGCTTAAGAAAGTAAAAACAGCACATGTTTTAGACTTTTTAAAAAGAAAAGCTGGTCAAGCTATGACTACTGGCGTTTTAGAAGGTATAGAAGAAGGTCAACAATACTTATTACAACAAAGATACTAGAGAGGTGAGTATGATGATTATAATGGTGAAAGAAGTAACTTTAATATAAGCTCTTTGTTAAGTGATGTTAGACTTGGTATTGGAGCAGTTGCTGGATACTTTGGATTAAACTTTGGAGACCCTGATAATGGTACCGATGAGTTGAGAAAAGCAATGAATACTGGATTTGTAGCTAGTATGATAACGAGTCAAGGAATGTCTTCAATGACAAACCTTTTACCAACAAGAGTTATATAGAAAATGGGACTTAATCCAGATAACGTTAGAGGATTAAAATCTCAATTAAATGCTGATAATGTAATAAACGAACTTGTTGCTAGCAATTACGCAGCAGAACAAGATGATGACCACGTTGGCTTATTCTTTAAATCTTTAATGAAAGGTAATTCTGTAGGTAAGATAAAAGAATCTTTAAATGAAATGAAGAAGTTTAAAGGCGAGCTTGTTGATAATCAGTTTATAGATGATGATATAAGATTGCTCGATACAACCAACCATGTAATTAATAACAAGAAGTTACACGAAATACTTGGAGTTGATTCTATGGAAGATACATTTGAGCATAGAAATATTGTACAAGACGCAGTTAAGACAATTATTGATTTTGAAGACCTTGAAAAATTACATAAGGATAATGTTAAAGATGCAGAAATATTATAGCAAAAAATAATACAGGAGCTTACTGGTAATGAAAACAGTATGTCTGAACCTGCAAAGAGATTGCGTAAATCAATATTGTCAGATTATTCTGAATACAAAAAATCTAGAGATTCTCAAATAGATAATATTATAAGTAATGATTCTTCCATATTAGACGAAGCTAGACAAACTGTACTTAGTCAATATGAAGATGATGTTGATAATAATACATTACAGAAATATATCAAAGATGAAGCTAGAGCTATTGCTGAAGCTAAATTAGATGATAAGCTTATAGCTGAAGAGGATTATATTAAAAATAGAACAAATTTAATATTCTCTAACCTTATTATGGAGTCAAAGACACAATTGCTTAACCAACTTAAGCAATAGGATTAGATGAATAGATTAATAAGAGAAGAAACTGGTACAGATATAGATGTTAGCAAACTTGGTGGTATTATTAGAAACCTAAATAATGATATAAAGAATCAAAAAAAATATGGTAAGAAGCTATTAAAAGAGGTTAATGATTAGATAGATACTAAAAATAAGTTAATTGACGAGTATAATAAATAGAATCCTAATCAATAGATTAAAAAACATAAGTATTTAACTATTAAAGATATTGTATCAAATTATTCTCAAGTTGATTAGGCTGACGAATTGCAGAAATTATACCAAATCAATGCTTTTAACGAAGCTACTCTCAAATCATTAAGTCCAATATATCAAGCTTACACTGAAGGTCTTTCTGATTTAGGCCAATCTTTAACATATTCATATGGAGTTAATTGGAGTGATTTAACTGTAAAAGAAAAAGAAGCTTATAAGAGAAAAGTTATAGATAATGAAGCTGAAAATAACAATGATGTTTCTCAAGAGTCAGACGATTTCTTTAAAAGAGCGTATTTAAAAGAACAATCTAAAAATTCATATAGATTTAATCAATTAAAACAATTAGGAAAGTAGATTTCTGATAAACTTCAGAATGAAGATTTAAATTTAACACCAGCTGAAAGAATTAAACTGGTAGATGAATATAGAGAATTAGCTAAAGAGGCGGCTGGGCTTGTAATACAAAGTAGAGCTAATGAGAAACACAATCGTAAACTTATAGCTCATAAGAGATTCTTAGAAGAAGGTGGTATCACCAATGATGATATTGATAATCTAAATACAGATAATGAAGACCCATCTGTAAGAGACACAATAGACCAATTAGCTGGTAGACAAGTTGAAGAAGACAGTGTTAACCTTGATAATAATAATGATGGTATGGATTCGTCTCAGTATAAAGAGAGCGAACCTAATCTTAATGAAGTTCAAGGTGAGTAGGCTAATAATGGTTATGATGATGATTTACAAGGAGAAGGTAAGGATTTAGATGATGTTGACGATATTCAAGGCTAGTAGAATGATAACGACGGTCTTGATAACAATCTTGGCAATAGTGATAAAGATACTAACAGTGGTACTAGTACTACTGGAAACGAGCACCTTTCAGACGCTCAAAAGGATTTAAGAAGAACTCTTTTTGGTGAAGAAAGCGAAAGACCTAAAAAAGATATAAAGTTAATACATGCTGATAACATTGAAGATGCGCAGAAAGAAATACAGAAGAAACTAGACGAATTTAAAACTATAAAAGATATATTCAATATACCTAATAATACTACTTTAATTAGATTTACTGTTAAAGATGGTTTTTATTCTGGAGTCGTAAGTGTTGTAGTATCAAATTCAAAAGGAGTTGTCGAAATAAAATATTTAGATGAATCTGGTCAACCAGTCCCATTGAATATAGAAAATACTGGGTTTAATATGCCTGAAAAGTTTGTTCCTCAAGATGAAGATTATGACTCACAAAGATTTACAATTATCAAGAAGCTATCAGATACTTTAATAGAAGGTCATCATATAGAAGATGCGCTTACTGGTAAAATCTATAAAGTATTAGCCGATAAGATTGCTGTTAAAAGGTCTCGTACAGAAGATGTAGCTGAATCTAAACCATAGGATTAGAACGATAATGATACTCAACCAGACAAACAACCTGATGAATCTTACAATCATGACGACTTGGATAATGATGGCGAGTTATAGGTTAATGGAGCTGAAGCAGATGGTGAGTTGGTTATAGATGATATGGATGATTCATATACACCAGAACCATTAGGTGATGAGAATGTAAGTCTTGATGATATACGAATAGATAATAGATTGATTGATAATAAAGAAGATGTTTATAGAAACTTATTAGCAGCAACATTCTTCTACAATAATACATCAACAGATATTATAAACTTATCAGTAGATGGCACTCAGCTTAAATTTAAATACCTTATAAAATCAAACTCAGAGTTGAGTAAAAAGCTTACACAAAAAGGCTGGTTTGAATCTACAAAGAAATATTATGTTGTTTCTGGTAAAAATGGAAGTGATAAAAACTCATTCACTGTATCGTTGGTTATAGAAGATGAAGCTGGTAAGTCTACATATATAACAACGATGAAAACACCATCTAACTATACATATACGGATAGTTAGGGTTTTGATAGAAAAGAAGATGGTATTGGTAAACTAAGACATCAGCTTAGAATGATTGGTGTTGATAAAGAGTTGTTACCACAGGCTTAGATTTCATCTAGAGAAGATTATTATAGTCTTAACGTTAAAGCTAGACCACAGCGTAGTAATTACAATACAGACGAAGCTTACAATGCAGCTTTGAAACATTGGTATAAAGAAGCTAAGGATTGGTATGAACATTTATCATACGAAGGTAACGAAGGTAAAATTAAAAGTTATATAGACTACAAAGCTAGAGTTATTGCAAAGAAGAGTAATAGTAAAGGTGTATTAACAGATGAGTAGATTGAAGAGCAAATACAAAACTTAATAACATCTAGAGATTAGATTATTGATGCTTATTGCGAAAAGGTTGATGGTAAGTATATTATACCAAGTGAAATAAGAACTGATGTAGTACCAACAACGCCAAGAATATCAAACGGTTCAATTACAAAGGGAGAAGAATTTCATTCTATTGCTGAACAGAATAATGAATTTGGAATACCTACAGATATAAAAGAAATAGATAAACAAGTTAAAGATAAAGAACTTGTATTTGGTTATGGTACTGGTAAGTTTGGAGATATACAGTATGCTATATTAGGTTTAAATGATTCAGATGCTATTTATACTGGTACTGGTTATTCTGGTACTGTATATATATTAGTTGAAGGACCTTCTGGTAGTACACAAAGAGTTCCAGTATCACTAAGCGAACAAAGATTCAATACAAATGATTCTGGTAAAGCTATAACAAGTGAGAACTTACAATTATCAATAAACCCAACTACTGGTGAACTTAACACACAAGCTAAACCAACAGCAGCAGAGGTTCTTTTGTATATGATTTGTGGTAAATTAAATCAAAAGTATATACCTGGTGCTACAGTAGATATAATGAGACAGTTTGCTGATTTAATAATCAATAATGGTGAGAATACTGTTAAAAAGATGAGTAACACTCAAGCATCTATTAATAAACAGCCATTCTTAGCCGATAAGCAGTTAGCTGTTGTTGATAATCATGGTACAGCTTCACTTCAGATTGTTACAAAAGAAGATGGTTAGAGAAAGGTTGAATATATACCTCTTGCTACACTATTCTCCGAAAATGAATCTGAGACAAGAAAGCGAGTTGTTCTTCATATTGCTGATAATATGCACTGGAACACAAGTGTTGAGGCGATGATGAATGAATTTCCATTTGATATTATAAATACTCTTAAGAATTTCTTTTAGAATAATAAGAAAGAAACTAAATTCTCAATATGTGGATTAGAGTAGTTAACTTTCAATAAGTCTGATTTGTTTAATGAATCTAATGGTTAGTTGAAATACAACCGTGTTAATGTCATATCATGGATGATAAAGACTGGTAGGTTATTAACTACAACAAGCAGAGACGGTATATTCCAAGCTCCATTTGTTTATGCTTCTGGTATACAAACTAACGAGAAAGAAGAAGCTGTTTAGAAAGTAAAGCAAAAGACCGAACAAACTAAAGCTGATAAAAATGCTGGCACTGTTACAGTTAATCCTAAAACATCTGCAGATTGGGGTGCTAGAACTGAAAAGTCTAAAATTGAAAGAGTTAAAGATAAATTTGGTGTTAAGAGAAGTGAGGTTGATAAATGGATTGCTAAAGATAGAAAAGATGCAGACGAAAGATTATCTGCATTAAATGCTATAGCTGAAGAACATGGTGGTATTACAGACTTACTTATACTCGATATAGATAAATATGATTTAAAGATACACGGAGATTCTGCTGAAGAGAAGATGTCTAATTATGCTAAAGATTACAAGTCTATAGTTTTATCTAAACTTGAAGTATATATAGACCAATATGAAAAAGAGACTGGAGTTAAACTTGATATTAATAATATTGAAGTTGATGAAAAGTCTATAGCTAGATATGTTAAAAGTATTAGTAAGAATACAGTTGTACCACAGGTTGTTGTCTATAAAGACGGTAAAGGTATGTTATTCTTTACAACAGCCGATGAACTTTTAAGTAGAACAAATACATATTCTGGTGTATTCTCAACTGAAGAACAGCAAGGATAGATGAGTATTGACGAATCTAGAGAATGGTTATCTGAAAAGCTTGGAATAGAAAAGAGTAATGTCATTGTTATAGATGGTGTTATGAAGAGTGCATCTGATGAAGATGTATTTGGTTTAATGACAGTAGTATCTGGAATATTAAGCAATGGAGATAATCCCGTATTTATGTTGAGTAATAAAGCTGGTCGTGGTATACAGTATCATGAAGCATGGCACTACGTAAACTTATTACTACACAACAAATATCAAAGAGCAGCTATATATGATAGATATGTAAAAGCTCATAAGGATTATGAAAACTACACTTATAAACAAATTGAAGAGTTAATAGCTGAAGACTTTAGAAGATATGCTGAGCTCCAGAATCAAAAAGGTATAACTGGTACTATAAAGAGAGCTTTTGATAATATACTTAAATTTACTGGACTGTTTAATAATAGATACGTAATGTATAATGTATTTAATGATATAAACTCTGGTAAATATAAGTCTATAAAAATAGATAAAGAGTCTTTAGAAACATTTAAGAAAGCATATTCTAGTGGTGCTGCTAGTAAAGATTTCCACATCCCTGGAGTTGATTAGAGCGCCTTAGACAAGCTAAGTGGTATTGATACTAGGTAGAAGTTCTTTTAGACCGCTACAAGCCTTGCAAATAAGCTATTATACGATTATTCTTTAGATACTGTAGAAAGTATAAATAGGATTAGTTATAAGGATATAGACGAGTTTTTGAAAAGTATAAAGAATACAACATTCTCACAAGACCCATCCGCACAAGCTATGGCTAAATCTATAGCTGATAACCCAGAGGCTTTTATAATGATTGTTAATAATATATTAAAACAATATTCTATACAAATTAAAGAAGATGCTTTTAAGATTGAATAGACTCAAAAAGAAGAGAGCGTCGACCAATCAGACCAAGATGTTGGTAAGAAGTCTGAAAACTCTTTTGATAGAGATGCAATGACTATAAGTAAGAAGGATAATATTGCAGCAAGAGCTAAACTGTTCTTAGGTTAGATAAAGAAGGCTCATATTGAAATAGATGAGTTTACTGGAGAACCAGAGTTTATCTATGATGTTGAACCTGTATTTGGTAGTCCTGAGTTTTATTCATTTGGAGAAGTTTGGAATAATCTTCTTAACAATCTATGGGATGCAGAATCTTATGGAGAAATTGGTTTGAATAATGAATATAGAGGTGATTCTATTAGAGGTGCTGTTAAAAGATTAGCTAACTCATCTGTATTCTTTAAATCTTTAGACAAGAAACTTGACTTAATAGAAGATGATATTGAACTACAAAGTCAAATACACTCTACTATAAGAAGCCAAATGGCTCAAATGATGTAGATATGGATTAAAGACCCTAAAGTTAAAAAGAGTAGTTATGACTTTGATGGTGGAAATTATTTGGATGATTATGATAGTGCACAGTTTAGTGGTAAGATTAAAGATATTAGAAGACAGTGGGAGATTATTAACGATAATCAATTAAAAGCTATTAAAGCAATACCTAGAATATGGTCTCAATCAATATATCAGTCAGGACTTGTACATTCAGATAACTCTCAAACTGTATCTGTACAATACGCCACATCGTTATTATAGAAGTTGAATGATTGTATGGTATATAAACATAAAGGTAAACTATATCCAACTACAGACGAGCAGCTTGATTAGGCTTATTATCAACTTAGTAATAAAATACTTGATATATTTAACTTTATGGGAATGTCTATAGATAAGACCGTTTTAGATAAATATGTAAGTAATGAAGTTGGTGATAAGAATATAGGTAATAAACGTTTGAGGTATAATACATTATTAGGATTAATTAATAGTGATAAACTTGGAAGCGTTAGTAAGATTATAAGAAATATATATGCAAGTAAAGGTTAGAGTTCATTAAAGTCTGGTACAACTAGAATAGATTTAGATAGAGCTTTGAATGGTTATGGTGATGATAGTCAAATATCTAAACTTGCTAAAGCTTATAATGAATGTTATCCGTCTCCACAACAGTTTAGTATCACTGCTCCAGATAATACACAAAGATACCCTATAACTGAAAATAACACAATGTCAGATGTTATTAGAAATCTAAACCATAACAAAGGTGGTATTATAGAAAACTTAAGAAAGTCTGAATATTGTAAACATTCTATATTATTAGAGGCTGCTGAATTTATAGACCATGAATCAAGTAGTAGAGCAAATCAATTAAAACTAAACTACTTTGTTGGTTTAAAGGATGTTGATGAAAATATAGGTAATGATTATCTTGGTATAACTTAGCTTGAAGATTATTTAGCTAAAATGTTTATGACGGAAATGGATATGATTGTGTTACCAACTATGGCTGATAAGAAGACATGGTATTCAATATCAAGTCCATCTATCAAAATGCCACACAACTGTGTTACATACGATAACTTTTAGTTAGATTCTGCTACATTAGAGAGACTTAGAGGTTACTTTATTGATGAGTTTAACTCTGTTAAACAATATTATAGCAGAGAAAATGTCAAATATCTTTTAGAAAATCCATTTGCGTTAAGAAAGAACTTTCATGGTAAAATTAAAGATGGTAAACTTCAATTTGGCGGTAATGGTGGTTTATTTAGATATTTCTCTGATATATTTGGAGACAAAGGAGTTAAAGATTTAAACTCAAGATTAAACTATCTATATTTAAAACAACAAAGAGATATGGAAGTTAATGGTAAACTTGAGTATAGAAATATTAACGAAGACGGAGAGATTGATGGATTTGAAAGTATAAGAGCTGAACTTGATAGACTTGAGAAATATCTACAGAATAGTAATAGCGTCGACGTATTTATTCAGAAAAAGATTTACGAAATGGTTCAAAATGAAATTACTGAACTATCAAAAGAAGGTAATTTAAATCTTGGAAAACTTGATTCTGATGGTAGATTTATACCTACAAAAATACCAACATAGTTACTTGAGGCATACGCTAATAGATTTAAAGAATTAGGTTTATTTGATGGATATTTTAATACTCAGGATACTGAGAGTCTTAAGAACTTTGCTCTATCGTTAATAACTAACAATGTACTATCATCAATAATCTCTGTTATTGAGGTTGAAAAAGTATTCTCTGGAGACCCAGCTTTTTATAAGTTATTTTCAACTAAACAAGAGGTGAAAGGTGAAGATGGTTAGACTTATTCTGTATTAAAGGTTACTGATAAACACTCTGACAAAATTAAACGTTTAGGAGCGTTATTATCACCAGGACAGAAGATAAGGATTGATTATAATGATAAGTAGGTAAAACAACATCCAGAGTTAGCTGATACTAAATATACGGTATTAAACGTTAGCGATATTGAATTAAAGAGTAGGTTTTTAGACTATGCTTTAAATATATTTAAAAGACAATACGCTATAGATTTTATATACGAAACAACTGATAAGGACTTTATTGACAAGCTATTAAAGAAATTTGAAGTTGGCAACGTTGATGAATTAACATCTAAAATGTATATAGATGAAGATTTATATAATAAAATTCTAAAGGAAATACCATCTGATGTTGTAGAATCTTTTAAAACTAAAGCAGAGCAAAGTACCGATGTGTATTCTGACGTAAATGTATCTGACGCTCAAGTTATAATTAGACCAGACTTGTATAGAAAGATTAGAATAGGTTTAGGAGACTGGACATTTGGTGATGAGTTCTCTGAATATTCAGATGAACAAGCATTTAATATACTTCAAAATGACCCAGATTGGCAATCAGACCCACAAAAGGCTAAGATTGTATCTAAGTTGGAGTTGTATCCTTTAAAGATGTCTTATTTCCAGAATAGTAGTAGTAAGATTGGTAATAACGCTTTCTACAACCTGCCTATATATAATAAGATGGCTATATTCCCAGCGTTTAAATATATGCTTCAATCTGATAATGGTAAAGCATTATACGATAGAATGAATAAATCTGGAGAAGAAATTGATATGATTGCATTTGATTCAGCTGTTAAGGTTGGTGGTAATCAAAATCAATATCAACCGTATAAAGGTAAGGTTAATGGTCTTGAAGATATGAATAAAGATGGTTTAAATGACAATCTTGATATTCAAATACAAGATTTAGACGACCTTAGAATGCAGCTTAATACTAGTGCGCACCATGAATTAGAACGAGCATTTGGTACACAGGCTTTAAAAATATTAATGTCAAATATTATTGATTCTGCGGATTATGGTATCGGAAAGAATGGTAATATTATAAAAGGTAAACAACTTAGACGTGATATTATAAACCTAATTAATGCTTTAACATTAAATGGCGTTAATACAGTTAAAGGTAGATTTTTGCTTAAAGATGGTAGTCCTAATAAAAAGGCTGTAATATCATTATTATCTTAGATTATAAAGTCAAATGATATTGGTTACAATGCACTTGAAACTATTCTAAGTGGAGGTGTTATTGATACTCTTGGTTCTAGAACTATATTTGAGCAATCTTTATCTAAGTATATAAATAAGAAAGTTGTAGATGTAAACATTAAAGGTGGTAGCTGTGTACAGCAATCTGTATTTGGTTTAATAGGTTCTAATAAAGTTGATGATGGCGAAGGTGGATTCCACGTTTTAAACAACGGAGAAAAGCTTAACTGGTTCACTAAAGATAACTCTATGGAAATTATGATTAGTGTTAGATTATTAAGGTCTATAATACCAGTATCTGAACAAACTTCTTATAATAATATGCGCCAATGGCTTATTGATAACGATATTATAAAAGGTGTTAAGAGTGGTAGAAATAAGACTTTAACAAAACAATAGATTAAGTTTAATGATGATTTAGACGACCCGATTAAATCTGGTGTACTATCAACAAAAACTTATGTAGAGCTTGAGAATAATAACTTAGTGTCTCTTCAAGATGTTATTGATAATAAAGATAAACTTAGTAAAGAAACTATTGAACAGATAGATGAGTTTATGAAGAGCCATGGGTTTAAAGATGGTGTTAACACAGTTAGGTTCTTAGAAAAGACTGTAGCTGGAGAGCTATCAAACCCAAAACCAGTTGGTATAGGTTATCGTATTCCAACACAGGGTATGTCTTCTATATTCGCATTTACAATAGCTGATATATTACCAGAACAAAACGGAGATAATATTATAGTACCTGAAGAATTTACAGCACAAACTGGTTCTGACTTTGACGTTGATAAAATATTTATAGCATTAAAGTCTTTCAGAAATGGTATAGAGATGAGTATACAAGATTCCGCATTGAGAAATGAAGATGTAACATCACAATCTATTGAAAGTGATTTTGATGAAGATAGTATTCGTGGAGCTTTAGTTTAGAAGTATATAGATGTTCTTACAGATGTTAGAACACTTGTTGATGCTAGAGGTTCAATTGACACTGTTACGGAGATAATAAAAAAACAATTCTTGCCAAAGATTAGACAAAAAGTAGATAGAAAATATATGTATGAACTATTACCATCATTCCAATCTAAGACTAAAGCTGAGTTTATAACTGGTAAAGATGGTATTGCTCCATACGCTCTAGCTACAACCAACTTAGCTTTAACACAAACGGCTCATTTAACAATGGATTTTGGAAGTGTTGGTGAAATTTACGGTTTGAATGCTTTGGATTAGATTAAAGGTGAAGATGGTTTGTATATATCGGCATGGTTATCTGCGATGGTTAACGCTCACGTAGACGTTGCAAAAGACCCATATATATCTATATTGAACGTTAATAATGCTACTTATTCAATATCAGAGTTGTTAATTAGAGCTGGAAAAGGTATATCCACATTCTCATTTTTAGCTCAACCAGCGTTAGTTGAATATGCTAATGCTGTAAATAATTATGGAGGTTTATACTCTGCTAGTGATAACGATGATGTATCTTTGTATAAATTTAAAGAAGATACTATAGAAAAAGCTATAGTTAAATATAAAGGAAAACTTTCTGATATGCTAAGAACTCTTGATAGTGATGAAAGTCTTACTAAAGAAGAGATTAGTGAAAGAAGAAAGTTTATATTAAATGTTATTAATAACACTAATGGTTTTATATTTAAAAATAGCGGTGTAGCAATGGATTATGAAAAAGGTATTCATGCTATAAATAATCCAAATAGTTATGAAGGTGTATTAATGCAAATCTTTGCGTTGTATACATTAAAAGCTCTACAACCTTATGCTGATAGTTTAAACGCTCTTGTTAGAAATTCTCAAATTGATACAAAGAAATTTGGTAATACTTTAACACACTACATGAACTTTGGAAACAAGTTACTACAGTTTATAAATCTTGATTATATACCAACTGGGCATAGCAAACCAATACAATGGAAGATAAATCTCCCAGAGTATTCTAAACTCTCTTCTAAAGAAGCTTTATTGCACTATTTTAATAATGCATGGCTTGGGAGTAAGTTTTACAATGCTAGCTCTTTATTGGCAGATGTATTAAATAAGAGTTCTATAACAGCATCTCCAGAATATATGTCGTTATTTAGAAGTATAATGTACAAGTTACTTGGAGATCCATTCAATATAAATGAGGAAGATAATGTTAATTGTTATTATAGGCAAACATCTGATGAAAAACTTATAACATCAATTGGCTCATTTATAACATCTATCGCAAGAAATAATATGTTATTTAATTCTTCAATAATGGATGGTAATGAGAACAATAAACAAGCTGGAGTTATAGATTTTACAATGCGTAGAAATAAAGTAGCTGTATTCAATAAATTGTTAAAGTTAATATATGGTGATGTCAATGATTAGGATTCTTATTATCACAATAATATATTTACAAACTATTCAAACTTTGTTTATAGGTTAAAGAATGGTCTTCTTGGCGAAGAATTTAATGACTTATTAGATAGTAATGGAAATATCAATAATGAGTTCTTAGACTACTATATGGCTAAGACTGATAACAAGTTAGGTATTGGTAGATTTACAACAATGATGACGTATATAAATACAGACCCCATACAGAGGGCTAAATTAGAATCTTCTTTATATCAATTATTAACACATAAAAATGAGAGAGTTAGAAGATTATTTAGAGATATAATATTCTATGATTATTATTCTACATATAATAGTAACTCTGTGCATTCTATATTTGATATAACACCTGTTCAATTTAAACAACAGTACATACAAAGTATATCTTATGCTATAAATAGTGATAATATTGACCAATATATATACGAAGATAATTCTAATACAGACATTGAAGAATATATTGACTCTATATGTAGAAACTTCTGGTATAATGATAGTGTTGTTCCAGAATATTCAATTACAAATCAAGCTTTTGCATCAACAGTCTTATACGCTGAAAAGTACACACTTCCAACGTTTATAAACGGAAGTAGAGTACCTGGCGCTATTATAACATCAAAAGGTGGTAATAATGCATATATAAAGATTAAGATTAAAAATAACACGTATGTATATAAGAAGATTGGTTCTATATATAAAAATGAAAAAGAGTCTCATTCTGTATATGCGATAACTCCAAAACTTGGTATTAGCGCAGATGGTGTTAATCAATATGAATTAGTATCTGGTAGTACTGGTAGTTCTTTGTTTGGTTCAAACATGCTTCCAGATTCTGTTAATTATGATGCTGTTATACAATCTGTCAGATAGTTTGTAGCTCTTCATAATGAAGCTATAAAGAATAAAAAGAAAGCTAAACCTATACAATTTGTAATTGGTGATAGTATTGCAATGTTATCACCATATAATTACTATAAAGTATCTAACGTTCAAGAGAATAGTTGGAACTTAACACAGAATGTTAATGGTGATGTTAAAATAGCTTATACAAATAATCCAGAAAAAGATGCTAAAAGTCAATCTGATATTATACTGAAGTTCAATGAGGCTACAAGTGATGGTGTTACAATTGATACAACTAAATCTGTAGAGTCTTAGGTTGAAGCTATAATGTAGAAGTATTCAAATATAAACAAAGATAATACAATCATAAAAATCTTTGCTGATGGTAGCACTGCTAATATTGGTGTTACAGAGAAAGAGATTGACAGTGTTGTTCAACAGTATTCTAAAAAACTCGAAGATGTATTAAAGGAAAATGGAGAGCTGATACAAGATGAGATTATAGAAGCTGTTAATGAATATAAACTACAGTTATTACAAGAAGGTGTTGTTTAGAAAATTGCAAAACAGCAGAAACTGAATAAATTTGCAGACTTATTAATTAAATATCTATTAACTAATAATTATAAAATAGGTTGTGTTTATACAACGTCTACAACAGAAGGTGGTGAAGCTATAGTCAGAGCTGCTCAGCTTAATAAAGATGATATTTTCTATAGTTATCCAGCTTATATTTATATGGATAAAAAATCATACACTAAAGATAACATTGATAATATAGCTGAATAGATTTCTAAGTTTGACGAAACCGATAACGTTGATAAGTATGTTAATGAAGAATAGTTAGATGATATAAAGTCTGGTGTAGAAGCTATACAGTTGGCAAGTGATATTATAGTAAAACAGGACGAACTGGAAGTTAAATCTGTAACTAAAGAGCTTGAATCTGTAGATGGGTTACTATCTGGTTTATAGAGAGAAGATGAGTCTAGTTTAACTGATTCTGTTGTAGAAGATTTTAATACTGATAATTTATAGTCTACAGAATAGATATCTAATAATGTTAAATATAATCATTTCTATAACGGTATTATAACACCGTCAGAAGATACTGTGTTTGTATTTGGTTCTAATCCTTAGGGTAGACATGGTGCAGGTGCAGCAAAAGTAGCTGTTACTAACTTTGGCGCTAAATATGGTCAAGGCGAGGGTCTTTAGGGTAATTCGTACGCGTTACCAACAAAAGATTTAAGAGTTAAGACGAATAGGAGTCTACGTAGTATATCCGAAGAAGATATAGTTAATAGTATAAGAAAAATGTATGACGTTGCTAGAAATAACAAAAACAAGTTATTTAAAGTAGCTTATACAAATACTACAAAAGCATCTTTAAATGGCTATACTGGTATTGAGATGGCTGAAATGTTTAAAAAAGCTGGGCCAATTCCAACCAATGTTTAGTTCAGCGACAACTGGAGTAATCTTATTAGCGATTAGGATTTTGAAAACAACAATGATGGTAAACCTAATAATACTGGAGATGTTAATGGGTTGTTAAACAGATTACAAGTTGAAGGAGAATTGTTTGATGATTCTCAATTTGATGAAGATTCTATGAATAATTGCCTTGGCATATAAAAACTGATTAATTATGATAATGTGTCCAAATTTACAAAACCCCGAAGTAGCTAAGGAGTTTAATGAATTAAAAGAAGCTACAAGTTAGAAAGCTGCCTATCATATTTGGTCAGCTAATAAAGGAAATAATATAGATAAGGCTCCAAACGGAGCCGAGTCTATCTTATTTAATCAAATTTTAAGATTAACAAATAATGATAGAGCTGAAGCTATAAGGGTTAAGTCTAAAATATACAGACGTGATTTTATTAATTGGTTTGGAGATTGGACTGATGAAGATGCTTTATCATCTAAAGCTGTAGACCTTAATGGTGAACCCATTATGGTTTGGCATGGAACAGATAACCTATTTGATACTTTTGAAGTAGATAATGACAATAAGCGTGAACATCATTTAGTTCATGATAAGAACTCTTTTTTCTTTACAGATAGACAAGATAAAGCGCTTAAATATAAAGAAGCTTATACGATACCAGTTTATTTAAATATGCGAACTGTTGGTAAAAGTGATATGACTAGCGGTAAATTTAAAACTGTTAATGAGTATGTCGACTATGAAAACAGTTTAATTAAGAATAATAAATATGATTCAGCTATATTTGTAAGGTATGATAAAGAGGGTGATAATAATGGTTTTACACCTACAACATAGTTTGTTGTAAAGAAAGAAAACTAGATACGTTCTGTTGTTAGCAATGATTTTTCTTCAACAAGCGGTAATATATATAGTAATAAAAAAGTTGTATAGGCTAAACAAAACGTTCAAGAACAAACATTTCAAGGCGATGAGTCTAATTCTAATGCGATTTAGGAGTTTCTAGATAAATACGCAATACAATCTAAACTTGCTAAAGCTTCATTTGATACATCGTTTGGAGACGTTTCAAGTATTCTTAATAGAGGTGATGTCGTAACATCTGACATTCTAATTAACGGTGTTTTAAACAATAAGATTGTACCTATAAACTATACCGCAATAGCCAATGTACTGAAAAGACATAAAGTTCCAGTTAGAGCTATGCCTATAGATGAAAATGTTTTAGCTAAAGCTGTTACTGATAGTGATGGTAATACTGTTATTTAGATTAATAGTAATATAGTTAATAAAGTATCAAACGAATATCTCGTTAAAACCCTATTACATGAAGTATCTCATGCTGTAACTGTTGGTATGATTAATAATCCAAAGACCGATAGTTAGATTAAACTAAAACAAGCTAACTCTAAACTTTATAATATATTTAACACAATACTTGATTCTAATATGTATAGTAGAGAAGATGGTAGCGGTTTATACTATGGGTTGACAAATGAAAAAGAGTTTATTGCTGAGTTTATGGTAAATAAAGAGTTTAGGGACGAACTATTCAAACATGCTTATTATTTAGATAGGAAGAATAATTCTAAGACTTTGCTCGGTAATATTAAGAATTTCATAAATTACATATCAAATGCACTTGTTGATAAGAGCGTATTTAAAGGCGAGACTTAGAAATAGCTTAATGATTATAAGGCTCAACTAAGTGCTTATCTTTTAAATATAAAAACAATAGATAACACACATCTTAGCGATGCTTAGATTTATAAAATAATCTATAAACAAACAGACCCTATATTATATAGTAATGAGTAGGTTTTAGAAATGAATAGAGAGATAACCAGACTGCTCAAATCTTTTGAATCTAACAACTATATTGAAGTAGATTTATTACAATCTACATCTGGTCAAAAGGATACACAAGAACAAGCTCAAGAGAAACTTGACAAACTAGCAGTTAAGATTTCTACAGGTCTTAGTCAACGTCTTAAAGCCGTAATGTCTTCAACAATGCCAGCTGACCAAAAGAGTATGATTTAGAAGTAGTTAAATCTACAAATAAGTCAGTTTGAAGAAGGTCATAAACATATGTATAGGTCTTTAATAACAGCTTTATCATAGATATTACCATAGCTTTTAGAAGAGTCTATAGAGCTTAGTAAATTATCATTAAATAACGAAGCTATGGATGTTACTAAGCTACAATATCAAATGCATGATAACTTTGGACTTTATAAACATATATTGCATAGTATATAGAAAACATTACAGTCTGAACAAGTTATAGATATTCTTCAACAACAGCAAAAAGAATCTAGCTTCTCTAAAGATGCTGTATTTGGAGATATAAACAACCTTATAAATATGGTTAAGAAGTGTGAAGCTGTTTGTGATGAAACTATGGCGTCTATAGAGAATATTCTAATCAATACAACTAGAGATATATTGGTAGAGGTTGGTAATGAAACTCATTCTATAACAATGGGAGATTACTTAAACTCTCTATCTTCAATAGGGTTTGATTCTGGTGTATTTTATAGATATGCTGGTATGACTGATAAGGTTAAAGACGAAGGTCTTAGGTCTATAGTATATCTCGTAAACAAAGCATTAAATAAAGCCGAAAAGTTATCATTCAATAAAAATGTCGAACTAATCGGTGCGTATAAAAAACTAAAGTTTGGAGAATCACACTTAGATATATATGAAAAAGACGAACATGGTAGAACAACACAATATATCATTAGAGACTTAAATTATGGTAGATTTCATAATGATTATAAAAAGTTCTTGAAATCATTAAACTTAAAAATATCAAAGAAGTATGGTATAATATTAGAACCATTTAACAGCGTAGCTCCAGAAGATGATGAAAATGCTAAAGTTGAATGGAATAATGCTATAAACGATTGGCTTGATAAACACTGCGAAAGACCATTTAAAAGGTCTTTTTATGTAGCATATTCAAAACTATCTCAAGATACTAAGTATGAGTGGGGTTTATTAACCAAACAAATACGCCAACTAAAAGAGAAATGTCTAGATGAAGATGGTTATTATCATTACGAACAATTAAATGAAAAAGATAGAGCATTATTAACAGAACTCAATATACAAAAAAGAATGTTACTTAGCGACCATGACTATTAGGGTAATCCTAAACAAGGAGACGAGCTAAGGAAAGCTAAGGAGCTTCAACAGCTTCAAGAAGATTTATACGGTAGCTCTGAAAAGAGTAATATAAAGAGGGATGTTAAAGCTTGGAATGCTGCTAGAAACAATATTATATAGAAAGCTGGTGGTATAGATGAGTATAATAAATACATGAAAGGTGAACCAAATAACTTTAACAATAAAATGTTAGAGGATTGGGACTAGATGAATAGCAAACGTGTATTAAAACAGGATAAAGATGGTAATGTAATTCTATTCAAGAGGATAAACGAAGAAGCTGGTGAGATTGTATACGAAGTAGATGGTGATGGTGGTTAGGCTTATGAAGAAGTTGCTAATCAGATAAACAAAATACTTAATGTATTTAGAGATTTTACAACTGGAGATATTGCTTATCAAACTATACCAGTTGGAGAAAAGCTAAGACTTAGGAAATTATTAGCAGAATAGACAAGGTTGAAAAATATAGCTAAAAGACAGAATAAAGCAATTAGGAAGCAAGCTAATCTTAAACGAGCTTTATACTCTAAGTATACAATGACGGTGCCTACAGAGTACTATAAGAAAGCTGCAAAACAAGCTGCTATTGATGACATTGATAATCCTGGCGCGTATGAGGCTTTTATAGAGTCAACTAGCGAATATTACTACGACTATCTATCACAGTCTGAAGAAACTAGAATTATTAGGTATTTTACAAAACTTGTTGCTAGACCAGAATACGAAGATGAGTTTATGGACTTTATACCTGGTGATGGTTGGATTGAACATCAAGAGACTTATATGGCTAATCCTAACTACGATAATAACAATAAACAATTCTTACAACCAAAGAGATTTCATGAAGATGAGAATGGTAACCCTATAAAGAGTAAACCTTTATATGATAATACAGCTAAATTCAACAAGGTTATGAACTCTCCAACTCTACGTAATTTATATAATGTAGTTTTAGAAACAAGCCGTGAGATAAATTAGATGTATAATAGGGATAATTTTGATGAATATCTTCTTCCTGGAATAACTGGAAGTGTATTTAAATACCAAAAGAATAAAACTAGTTTATCAAACGGTGTTTTACAATACGTAAAAGATAAGCTTGGTATTGGGGATTAGAGCGTCCAGCAAGATTAGGACTTTCAATAGAATATCAATAGAATATTAGGTATTACAGATGACTTTGGTAATATTGTAGAAGAAAAAGGTGTAAATATATCTGATGGTACAAGACCAGATGGTTCTGAATTAAATATGATACCTAGATATTATGTCAATAAACTTGACGACCCATCACAACTATCATCTGACTTAATTGGTATTATGGCTGAAGCATATAAGTCCGCAGCTGATTACAAGTACAAATCAGAGGTTAGAGATTAGTGCGAAACTATAGCTGACATGATGAGATTTAGAGATGTTTATAAGAAAAAAACTTTTAAACCGTGGCAATTAAAAAGAATTAGTGGTAATGATTCTAATACATACGCTATAGCTAAGAAATTTATGCTTATGCATATGTATAATGTTAAAAGTAACGATATAACTATTGGTAATGTACATTTAAATGTGCTAGGTAAGCTATTTAAGGGACTTGTTACGATACTAAACTTAGGTATGAATATAACTGTTGCCGCTGTTGGTCTGTTTTCAGCTTTTATAGCTCATATTGTAAACGCTATAGTTGGTTATAAATACAGTACTACTGATGCTACTAAAGCAGCTGGTGAGGTTACATGGCGTTTAATTAAAAACTATCTTGGCGCAAATTATGTATCCAACACATACTCTAATGATAAATTAATGCTTACATGCGAGTTCTTTAATGTATCTGATTAGAACGATAAGAAGACAAATCATGTCAACAGAAATAGAGTTGTAAATGTTTTCACTGATAATTTAGTATTTGGTATGCTTTCTGGTTCAGATTTCTTAGTAAAATCAAACATTACAGTTTCTACACTATTAAGTTATAAATATTATAATGGTAATTTTATAACTAAACAAGATTTAGATATAAATATGCGTAATACTAGTAAAGAAGAACGTAAAAAGGCATTTAAAGAGTGGAGTAAAGGTGTATCAGCCTATTCAATACTTTCCGCAAAGAACCATACATTACTTGTAGACGAACAGTATAAAGATGCATTCTATAGAGCGGAGAATGTAATGAGAAATAGGATTATAAAATATGCCGAATCTGCTGACGGTATGCAAACCGCAACACAGAAAGCTCAATTAAATACATCGTTCTTAGGTTCTCTATTACTTATTCATAGACAATACTTCCCACTTATGCTTCAAGAGCGATTTGGTGAGATTGTGTACGACTTGGATACTCAACAGATATCTGGTGGTATATATAGAGCATTTGGAGCTGGTATGTGGTATTTTACAAATGCTGCGTATAAATTCTTATATGGTAGTGTTAAACACCTATCTATTAAGAATGGCTTTATGGAATCTAAAGAGTATTATAATTCTAAATTTGGTGATACAACTACAGTTCGTGGTTATATGACTAAAAAATATATCAACGCGTGTACTAAACAGGTTATTGCGGAAATAGCTGCAATTAACTTTATCGGTTTCTTAGCGTCATATTTTTACAATGTAATGTCTAAAGAGGTGGATAAAGATAAACGACGTTTATTAGCTATGTTAACATATATACTACATAGGTTAACTTGGGAAACTAAGACTCCATATAACTTTACAGATGCGTTTAACAACGTTAAATCACCAACAGCTGCTACAAGTTTAACTGATAAAGTTGGAAATCTCTTTGAATCTTTTTCAAGAAAATATATCCCAACGTCATCAAGCCTATTCGATACTTTCCAAAGTAATACCGATAAAAAAGAGTATAATGGAAATGTTAAACGAGGATTATATAAAGGCTGGGATAAAGTTGATAGAGATTTATTTAAACTATTACCAGTACATAATGCATATGAACAAATATATGATTCGGAATCTAAAGATAGATACTTTAAGAATCAAATTATGAAAGAAGGCGATTAACCTTATATAAAAAAATAAACCCCAACTACTCTCACGAGCGGCTGGGGTTTTTCATTTTAACAATTTAACAAACTATGTATATTTTGTGCTGTTAATAAATCAATACCTTTTATTGCTACTGATTTTAAATACAATACATCTTCTCTATTTATTAGGAATTTGTACTCATTCTTAATAACACCACAGAAATTCAAATTTTCTCTTAAAGATATAAATAAATCTCTAATATTAATATCTTTGTTAAATGATAAATATAAATACGTATTTAAACCTTCATCTTTTATATATACATTATTTATATTCTTTGTAGATATTGTTTCGCTTATATTTACCACGAAAGGTATTGAGTGTAATAAACTTTCATAGACCATACGTAATATTAAGCATAAAGCTTTTTAATGGTGTTACTATTTTCTTCTACATTTACATCATTAATATATAGTGTATCGTTTTGAACATCTATATCTTCAATACATAATATATCATCTTGATTGTTTATATCCTCAATACACAGTGTTGATTCATTATCTTCAACATAAAGTGTACTATTTGCGAAATTCGTACCTTCAATATTATAATTCTGACTCATAGGTTCTAATTATTATAGGTTTAACTTTTCAGCACCATTACCTTTATAGTAACATATAGTATGCTCCCATAAGTTATTATCTTGATGCCAACGTATATCTTTTAAAGCTTGTACTATAGTTTCTTTTCTACTATATACCTGCTCTTCTGTAAATTCAAAAACACGTATTTGATTAGTACCTGTTGTATCTATAGCAATAATATACCATTCAAATATCCATTTTGTAGAGTCTTGTTTTAACTCTTCATCTATGTACCATTTAAGTGCTTGCGTATAGAAACATAACTGTCTAAGGTAATCATACTGATTCATTGAATCTTCAAACTTACCTATATGTACTGTGGTTTTTATATCCATTAATGTACATATCTTATCTCTAAAGTTAAAATGACAACTATCAATTAATGATTTACATTGAACTCCACACATATTCCAATTTATATGGAACTCATGATGTAGTTCATCTTCTTGTCCAATATACTCATTCTTAAGTAACTTGGATGCTAGTTTGTGTTTTTGTATGTTCTCTGAAATAGACATAAGCTGATTAGCTTGATATGGAGTAATAATAATACGATTATCATTAGTCTTCAACCAATCTATATAAGAACTATACTCCTCAGCCATTTTAAGCCCTTTTGAGAGCACTAAATCATCTGACTTAGGTAAATTCTTATATGACGCGCGATATGCGCTTAAAACGGCTTTATTTGGCTCTATTTCAACGCTTTTTGCTACTTCCTGACAGAACTTCTCTTGCTGTTCAGAAGAAGGTCTACTTTCGTTAAAAACAACATAGTGTTTATTAAACTCTTCAGGCTGGAGTAAATACTCATGTATCATAGTTCCACGAGCTAATTGAGCTCCCGTTTCTCCTTCAGCGTCTCCAGTTAGCATAGCATGTAAAAAGGCTGGTCCTTTATTTAGAAACCAGCCTATGTTAGAGTTACTTATACGAGATTTATCCTCATAGTATGGTATTGTTACATCCATTACTTACTAATCAAGTTCATATCGTTAAACAACTCTTCAAATGTATCATCTGGATTTTCATTAACCTCTTCAATAAACGAATAAACGTTATCAAAGCTAATACACTTAAAGGTTGATGTTATAAAATCCATTAATGATTTGATATTATCTTTATTGCTTAGTTTTTCAACAAGTATTTCTTGTATTATAGACGTATTCATTTCTTCAAATCGTCTCCAATACCTTACTCTAGAGCATCTATCTATCATGAAATTATTTATACTTGATTCATCATTGCAAGTAAATAATATCAATTTCTTTCCCGACCTTCCAACACCATCTAGTATATTTAGTAAGAAATTATTATCATATTTGCTTCCAAACTTATCAATCTCATCAAATATTAAACATACTTCTATATCGTAAATGTTATTAATTAAATTAACAAGATATTTAGAAGATAAATTCTTATTTACAATTATAATTGGCAATTTAGAAGTAACGGCAATCAGCTTAGCGGTAATTGTTTTACCAGAACCCTTTAATCCAGATAGCATTACACCAGTAACTCCATCTTTTGAGTTTTTATAATGATTTAATACTTTATTGATAAATTTATCATCTTCTTTAGTGTGATAAATTTTATCTGGAAGTGTCAAATCTGGCGATTCATTGAAAACAATCTCTTCTAAATATTCATCCCATCTTACACCATAAACACAACCTCCTATTAGGTCGTATGCATTACCACGTGGTTCTTTATAAAGCATTATAGAATCACCTAACTTTCTAAACTTACTTTGTTTTTCCATGTTTCTTTTGACTTAAAAGTTCTTGAATCATTTCATCTACTTGCTTATGATTTCTCACAAGATAACACTTCATTTTACTTCTGTGTTTCTTCAAGTAGTATTTAAATAACTTCCATCTTAACGGGAAGCTATCTCCCATCAGTCCTTTACATTCTACGATAAATCCATTACCTATAAAATCAGGTAAGTATGTCATAGCACGTATTTTCTCCTGCTGGTACTCGAATTTTGGTAAAAGTACAAAATGCTTTGGCTCATATTGAACTGGTATTCCAGCATTCATAAAAGCTTCATAAGTATAGCATTCGAGTTTACTACGAAAATGTAGACCATACTTATCGACCTTAGTCGCATTTCTTACTTTTCCTTTAGATTTTTGTGGCATACTCTACATAGTTTATACCATCTTTATTAATAGCAAAACTAGCATCAAGTAACTCTTTGCCAGTTTTATCTACAACGGTTACAAATTCTGTATTTTTACCCATCATATAACGTATGTAGCCATTCTTTGTTTTAATTGTGGATATATTCGTTGAAGTAATACAATACCCTAAAAAACCACCAAGTAATCCACAAAGTAATGACAGAATCAATGTTTCAATCATACTTATTTAATGTTTTGTAAAGCCATTCTTTAACTGTATTGAAATTATTCATTTTAACAGCATCAGATATGTCTTTTGAGTTAAACTTTTTATGAACGAAAAAAGCATTAAGTTTATACTTTTTACTATAATTTCTAGCTCTAAACATTCCCGTTTTATCCCTATCATATAATATTAATATATGGTTCCATTTCTTTTTTAAATCTTCTAAAACAGAATCTGGGATAAACGTTGTTTCACTTGAAGCTGATATAGCATAATAACCCATCTCATATAACGTCATAACGTCTTTTAATGATTTAGTAATAATCAAGAGATTACCTCCATCCTCAGGCAACTCGGCTAATCCCTGAACATACTCACTTGTCATGTTTGTACGCCATTTAGTAAACTTGGATGCTAGTGGTCTATAGATTTTAAATCTATCATAGACCTTATACGCATACATAGGATTAGTTTCTTTGTAGGTTCCTCTGACGACTCTATTACAAAGAAAGTATTTTATGCTAAACACTTGATACTTTTTTAATGTATCGAGTGATATATGGAATTGCTTCCAATATTTTTTATCTATATCTGTGAATGGTTGTCTAACAATTCCTATTTCCTGAAATGGTGTTGTGCTTAGTTTATGGGTATAAGCCTCTTGTCTCATTATCATATTAGGATTCATTCTACGAACTATTCTCAGTAATTCTTTTTCAAGTTCTTCTCTAGTGTTTATTTTACGAATAAGTTTAACAAATTTAAGAGCATTACCTCCTTCGCCTGTTCCGTGGTCTTTAAAAAATAAACCACCGTTCTTACCGTTAAATATAGCAAAAGAGGGATTCTTATCATCATTCCTTAATGGACTGTTGATAAGTTTCCCTATTTTTATATTGCCTAGATAGTATGTATAAATACTTTTATCGTCCAACATTAACAACAAATCTCTAAGACTCATTGTAATTGCTGTTTTCGTGTTATACATCTAACTTATAAGTTTTTGTTTGTCGGGAGTAGTGGACTCGAACCACTTCAGCATTGCGCCAATCCAATTAAGTAAGGTCTACTTCCAGTAGACATACTCCCGCAAAATGCTATATTAAACAGCATTTATTCTGTTGAATGCTAATTTAATAAAGCTTTCAACTCGATTGTCATCATAAAAACAATCTACATTTTCTTTAAATTGAACATCTCTAGCAACTCCATAGTTATCATCTATGTAATTAAATACAGCTTGTCCAATTCTCCATGATTTAGGTTTTGAATTATTTGCATAATCCATAACCTCTTTCTTAAACTCTTCGTAACTCATATTTTACATATTAAATTTGCGCAGGTCATGGACTTGAACCAATCCAGTGTCCTAGACACGAGCTGGCTTACCAAGCTCCCAACTTCCAGTTGACATACCCACTATGATAGTTAATCATCTAAGGCTATTTAATTACGCTCTAACGGCTTAAAACATTTCTCATATATATTCTACTACATATCTGTCTTAAGTCCGTTAAAACGTATTAAAATATAAGTACCGCGTGCAGCTAACACTGGTCAATAAGTTTATTTCAGCTTAAAAGCCTTCGGTACTTATATGTAAGTTGGCATAAAGGAATCGAACCTTTATATATAATGTCGTATTATATATCTCCAAGATGCCAATGTAGGCTATTTATTTGCGTTTTAAGGAGTTCCTTTCGAGACAACTACAATCAATAACATGTTACTATTATAACCCCTCAAATCGCTCCTAAATAGCCTTAAATCGAACACTCCCTCTCCGTATCAGAGCTATAATACTTAACGTAGGAATAGCCTTATTACACGTCATTATTGTTCGATGCGAATTGTTAGCTAGACAATTCTACGTATTCATGTAAGTTTCATTAACCTTTCAAACTACACAATTAGCTCGCCAGCATCCTAAACTAGTTTACGTCTTGTTCCTTAACGCTTATATACACTTTTGTTTATGGACAGTATCCTCCCATTGGTTCTTAAGTTTACCACCACAGCCTAAACAGCAATTTAGGTCTTACAAAAAAGCCATTTATTTGCGTTTTAATACGATTAAATTTAAAGTACGTATAAATACATTACTTTTCTATTTAAACGTCTTAAATCGCTTCTAAACAGTCTCAAATCAACGATTTGGTGAGTATTGTAAGAATCGAACTTACACTTGTTCCAAAATACTCAAATGCGTAGATTTGTACATAATCTACGGTTCTATTTATTTCATATCGCAGTCAATTAGGAATTGCTATAAAATCTCTGCTATTCTATATTCTATAGACACTATCTAATAATTTACTTTTTATATTTAATCGAATATTAGAACCCTATTAAACAACCAACTTGTGGTAAAGTTGGACCACTATTATGAAGATACAATAGTATATTTTATATATGTGAGATAGAAGAGATTCGAACTCTTCTACACATCAAAACTATGCAAAACTGTGTATACCATATATCTCGAGTAGAGGTTTTAAACAGACCTCTAAACTGTGATTAGCGTCGCTAGGAATACGGGCATCACCCACGTAAACCATATTCTGCACTAATCCGCTCATTGGATGTCCACCAGCGACCGTTCACCATTAGAATGGTAGGTCGTCGCCACCTGATGCCTGAGTACTACCATTTCCTGTAGCAAGAGGATTAGATACATCTTCCTTATCTGCTATAATTTGACGTTCAAAGTTATCCTTTGTAAACTTCTTTATTGCAGACGGATTAGTATCCATTGGTTCAACGAAGATTCCATTTTTAGAAACTTCTGCATAATTGCGTTGATTATAAACAACTTTAAGACGTAAAGCCTTCTTAGTTGCCAACATTGGAGTAAGTGTTGTCTTAACCCAATCAATCATTTCCTTAAATGTCTTAAATTCACCTTCTATAGAAGGATAGAAACAGTTAATAATCTGCATTATACGACCAAACTGAATGTTATCGCGACGTTGTAAATCTTCATCTGTCTTAATCCACATGTTCTTTTCATTCTTCCATTCTGTCATTGTAACAGTTTTACCCTCAGCATCCTCGAATACAATCTCAAGGAAATCTTTTTGAGTTGGAGAGACTTTTGTATCAACAGATTTCAATGTAATGTTTTCATTAATACCTGCTAACATATAAGAACTTGTAAAATCTTCGTTGTTATTAATAATATTTTTTGTACTGTACATATTGTCTATTTTTTATTGAGTTATAACTTCTAAAATAATAGGGTGTTTAATCCTTGTAAACCTTATCCCAATAGGTTGTGATAGTTCCATCTTCATTACCAGTAGCAATAACGATGTCCTTACCACGTAAATGCAAGGCACGAGCTTCTTTAATAGAATTATCTCCACCTTTAAAGCTTAAATGAGTTTCGTTACCTTTACGGTAAACTAAACCTACAGCATCAGCTTCTCCACAAATAATTGTAGATAGCTTACCGACTAAGTCTAATGACATTTCTGACAATTCTTCCCCGTTGTTTTCTATTTGAACATCTTTAACGTGTCCTATGAGAATAAATTCATCACAGAGCTCTTTAAACATGTCTATTACCTTTCTAACAGCTTGTCTAATATACAAATAGCCAGAACCGTTTGGTAATATTCTAACATCATCTCCCGTCCATTTTTTACCAATTGGAGTTTGACGATATAACGTTGCTGCATATCCTAAGCAAATTTCCTCTAATCGAGTAGCATTGTCTATTGTGATATGTTTATAAAAATTACCACCTACTTCTTTATTCTTAGCTCTAATGGCTTGAGCAGCTTCACCTAAATCATTGATAGTACGACACTGTATAGCCATAGCATCAATGAATGTAGAACCACCTTCTAAGTCTATAATTAGATTGTTGTCTAATTGTGCCAAACAAACTGTTTTCCCTGATTTAGGACGACCATAAAGTATTAGAAACTTAGGGTTTACTGAAACTGCTGGAATTTTGGTTGTAGGTAATGTAATCATGTGTTTTTATTTTTTAATTTCAATATTAACATTCAACCCATTGGTAAAAATGTCAATAATAATCTTTTTCTTTGGTTCACTAATTGTATTCAAGAATGAAATGTCATTAAACTCTTCGTATGTATATACATCGTGTCCAATCTGAACCTCATCCTCGTAGAACATAATTGGCGTTCCGTCAATAAGCTTATAAAGCTTGCCAATAATATAAGGGAATTTCTTCATCTTATTATAATTAGCAAGAAAGTTAGCCGCCTTTTTAAATTCAATATTCTCGTTCAGATTATTGGCAGTATTGAAAATAAGAACGCTAGTATCAATATCATTCTTACTCTTCAAATAAGGATTTACCTTCATCATATTATCATATATAATGTTATCAAGAATCTTAGAGTAATCAGTTTTGTTACTTTTGGAACAAAGGTTAAATGTAAAAGATTTGTTACTAGTGTTGTTCTTATTTATATTAAAAGTATATGTCTTCATATTTTCAGCCTAAAATTTGTTATTAAATGACGCTTTAGTCTTCAATCAAGTTATTGTATGCTAAATCATTTTCAAACTGTAAGATGCATGGTTTTCCTGCATCTCTATTTTTTAACATGTGTATATAAACTTTATTAGTAGTAGATAATTTGCTTTTACCATATTCTTGAATATTCAAGATTTCTGGTCTATGGATTACACACACATAATCACTTGCTTGAAATATTGCGTCTGATGATGATAAATCACTACGCATTGGGTAATGACTCATCGGATTATTTATTCTTTCAGGAGCTTCTATATTTCTATTCATTTGAGCTAACTGAATAACAGATGTCATCGGTAACTTCTTTACTTGAATAAAAACACGCTCTAATTCACTTATAGTTTCTAATATAGAACCTACTTGTTTTGTTAGTAGTGTGTGGTCATATATAATAAGGAAATGTTTATTAGTTCCTTTTACATATGTATTATAGAACTCATATATTATATTTTCAACTTGCGTTGGAGTAGTTGGACTATCTACAAAGTAAATAGGGTACTCCTTTAGCTGATTGGTAACATTGATGACCTTTCTGAACGTTTCGTCATCTAGGCTCTTTTCAGAGCTATACAAAGTTGAAGTCGTTCTCCTAAGCTTATTAGAGAGCGTCCTTCCGACTTGCCTAAAACCAACCATCTCTAATGAGAAGTTTAAAACTATAATATCCTCCTGAGGATTTAAATCAATTACGTCTGTGGTAATTAAGTTTGCAAATGAACTTTTACCACTTCCCGAGATGCCTGCAATAGTCAATACTGTATTAGGCTCTATTCCACCCATACATTGTTTATTAAACTTAGACCATCTTGTTTTAAGACTGACGATTTCATTGTTACGTCTGCCTGCTATATAACGAACAGCCTCATTTGCAACTACAGACATAGGACGTATCAAATTAGATAATCTCTGCTCCATAATCACTCTTGTTTGCTTGCTCTTGTTCGTTTAACATCTCTTCTTCAATTTCTTCCCAGTGATGGTCTTGTAACCATCTCCACATAGTCTTCATATAACTAAGCTTTCCTAATTTAGCTTTTTTATCAATCTCTTTAGATAAACAATTATTAATATGTTCTGCTAAACCAGGAGTTCCTTTTATATAATTATTATAAAGATTTCTGCATTTGTTTTTATTAGCTCTAAGGTAAGTTTTCTCACCACTAGGTCTAATAGAATAAACTGGATACATCTCATAAAACAGGTCAAAATAACTACGGTCTGGGGTGACATAAGCCTCAAGCTTCTCTGTTTCTTGATATGTAATTGAATTACTTCTCTCTATCGAAGTAATAAGTCCTTGTTGAATTAAGTATAATATCTCGTCGTCACTGATTAGGCTGACAATCTTTTGGACGCTTTGATTATTCTTTTTTTGATTCTTATCCAATACTATACTTAAGAAAACTAATTGATTTAAATTTACTTTTTCTGGAATATCCAGAAGTTTTTCGTTTATTTCGATAATCATACTCTTATATTCAAAGATTAACAAGTGTTATCGCCAAACAAACTTAATTGTTTACATCTCAACTCTTCAACTATTTTTTGAGCTTTTTTGATGTAATACAAATAGTTTATATGACGATGCTCTATTGGCTTTTCGTCATATGTATTTAAAATAGTAACACCAGAATCCGCTAACATGTTATAATCTGTATATTTGTGAGCGTCATAGTCTTTGCCTTGATATTTAAAACCAAGACCTCTATACTTTTCTGTGTATTTTCTTTTAAATAAATAGTAATCATTTGTTGATGCGTAAAATCTATTTACTCGTTGCACTTTTTCTGTTCCGTGAAACACATCGAATTTTTTATTTACGCGTTGACCCATTACGAAATCCTTAATATCTTTAGAAGACCTTATATATTCGTCAATAGGTTGTTTTGTTAAGAAATAATTTATTACTGCTTTTGGTATAATGGTTGGTGCTAAACCACCTCCAAGTTTAGTTTCAGTAATAAACATTCCAATTTTTTCTATCAATCTAGGGTCCTTAGATTGAGAATACCCATCAATGATACCGAAATAATCATTGATTGCGTATTGATAAAACGCTTCATAATCGTTGCTTTCAAAAACAAGTTGCGTAATAGCTTCTACTTCAGAAATAGCTTCCTGTACCCTATTTCTAGCATTCTTCTTCGCTACATACATAACACCATCTGTATTAGCTTGTACAATCTTACAACCTAATTCCAGAAGACGCTCAATCAACATTAATAGAATTAATTGTCCATTAATTCGTATTTTGAAGACGTTGAATGGGTCATATAACCAACTGTTTTCTTCTTGCATTTTCCCTGTTACAGCGTTTAAGGCAAGTTTAAATGTCTTATCCTTTAACTTCTGTTGATTATGTTTTGCTTCTACTCTGATGTTGTAAGCATCTTCATATACTTGCAAAAATACTTTTCCTAAATGTTGAGGAGTTAATTTATATTTAATTAATAATGATGGATACATTGATAATACATCGCTGTGTCCTATATACTCGTCTTCATTTGGACGGATTATTCCTGGCTTGTTGATAGAGTGCAAACCACCAACTCCTAAGGAATAGCCTAGATTCGAGAGAACAAACTTCTTCTCGTAGCCTTTGCGTTCTTTAGATGAAACATTTTGTTGTTTCATATCTTCAAGAATGTCTTTTAATATTCGGTTTTTGTATGTTATAAATGGGAAGATAACATCTTTAAGAGGTATCATATCCATTGGACTAGATAACTCTTTAAGCTCTTTATAAGATATTCCTGTTTTATCACAGTACATCTTAGCTAATATTCTTTCCCCAATTTTAACTCCATCGAAAGATAAACATTGTATATTATATTCATCTTCAATATACAATCTTAGCTCTATATCTTTTTTAAGTAAATTCAATAACTCTGCTGTAGAATCTACGTCATTGATGTTATATTTAACAACTTCATCAATTTCTTCATTTGTAATCGGTTCATCAAAAGAACCATCATACTCTTGAACGTTCTTATAATGCATTGTTAACTGCATTTCTTTAAGACCTATTCTTTTCTTAGAACTAAATTGCATTGTTAACAAGTCCATAGATGGAAATATATCTGCATATTTCCATCTTTTGAACCCGTCATAATCTCCATCTTCTGCATTTATTATACATTTAGATAATCTATATAATGATGAACAAATTCTTCTATATGATTTCCTATTCATTATATTATATAAGTCTATAATATAATTCATAACAACATCATCGTAATAATGATTATTATATCCGCAGAACATTATGTCCTTAGACATAAAAAAATCAACTAGCTCAGCTAATTGATTCTTCCTATTAGATATTTCAAAAGTATTTATTTCGTCAGTTGTAGTATCTTTATATGTACAAGTAAAACAGTTTGGAAATATTTCAATGTCGTAAACAACGACTTTTAGATTTCGTATTAACATGGTTCATAGACTCTTAGTTTAATATTATTAAAATCCACTTGGCTTATGACGTATCTGCATACACCGCTTAACTTAGTGGTCCTAAGCTGTCCGTCTTTCGCTACAAGTGATATTAGTGCTATATGTTGGAATCGAACCAACTTAATACCTTTAATACAGCTAAATTATTACGGTCTTACATATAAGACCTCTGAAAATTCATCTTTTGTTAAATACCAAAACGGTTTCTTTCTGTTTTTATAATACATCTTAGTAAAATCATTAGGATGTAAAGCCAAATGAAATAATACGTGAAATATATTAAAGATATTACTATCATCCCAACCAGATTTTCTTGCTCTAAGGTATAATCCTATTGGAAATAATATTATACCAATAAATATTCCGAGTATTATACTTAATATTATTGTTAGCATATTATTTATTTTTTAAGTGGATTAGATAGGATTCAAACCTATATTTCAACCTTATCAGTGTTGAGTTCTAATCAATTGAACTACTAATCCAATCGTGGTAGGTCTGGGACTCGAACCCATATATATCCTACAGTATTAGTGTAGTTATATAAACCTCTGATGCTAACCTACCATTTTAAAGTGTTAGTGGAACGATAAGAGTTACCACTAGCACTGTTATGCTGCTACAGTAAGCAGCACCTTTCGTTCGTATGTATAAGTAACTGATTTACAGTTATATTGTTTAGACACATTTTTAAATGTATCTTTACATACGTCTACTATAGTATTTTTTTTAATAAATCGTTTTCCAGCAAATCTACATAATGGATAACCAATTACTATCGGGTCCATATCTGGATATTCATAATATTGTCCATTATAATTATTTTTTACAATTGGTATAAGTTTTGATTTTTTACTGTCAAACGGCAATACTGTTTTGTCATATATCGAAACTACGAAATCTCGAAAATGCTCAAGAGCTTCATCTCTTTCTTTCTCCCAGTCTTCAAGAAACTCTTTGTAGAATAAGTTTTGCTTATCATCTGGTTTTGGATTGTTCCTAATCCATTTATTTAGTTTGTGTTGTGCTAAACTTTCCATATACTTAGCTATACCAACAGGTTTTATAGTATTCTTATCATGTAAAATCTTCGTTTCTGAAGGTTTTCTAAACCATTTTGTATGGTCTCCCCACGATTCATGATGAGTTTCGTAGTTATATTGTTTACCACTAACTAGCATAAACCACGGTTTTTTATAGTTCTTATAATTTTTCTTTAAATACTCTTTACGAGCTTGTTTTGCTTGGTCATATGTAACGGCATAACTGGTATTTATTGGTTGCGTTTTTATTTTCATTTTGATAATGTTCATTAATTAGTTAAATAAATGCGTTTTAAGGCGTTATAATATCTTTTATGATATTATATACGTAAAAGCGTATAAAACGCCTTGGAATGGCTCTAAATGGCCTTAAATCGAATTGTGGTATAGATAGCCTCGAACTATCGCTAAAATGCTGGTCCTTATACACCATACACCTTATTTGTTATTATAATGCTATTTCGTTCTTAAAGAAGTTTGCAATAGTATCAATACATTCAATATCTGTATTATCATTGAAGTTCTTAAGATTAGCATCGTGTTTGTTTGCTTTCAATTGTTCAGCTTTGAGCAATGAAGAAATCTTAGCCGATGTAAACGTTTCCGTTTTACCCATATTCTTCTTACCCTTAGAAGCCTTTTCTGTTGGATTGATTGTTGGAATCATTTTCAACTGAGCTATAGCTTCTTTAGCTTCACCTGCTGCAAAAATATCGTAATTATTAGTCTTCTTAAAATCATCGTAATTAAAGGTTTTAACACCCATATTAAGAGACATTAGAAGTCCTTTAATAATAATACGCTTTTCTGCCATTTGCGTAATCTCATTATATAAGTTCTTAAGGTTAAGACCTGAACCCATACCAGACTTAATAGCCTTCTTAGACATTATGTTCTCTAAACGAATAATCTTCCAATACTTATTAATCTTTGCGTCTAGTTCTTTACGAATATTAATGATATTACTTGAATTTAATTTAATTGATTTGTTCTTGCTCATATATTTATAGAAATTTGATTAAAATTAAACATAAAACAGTTTGAGCAAATTATCTACTAGTCCATTTCTTGGAATCGAACCAAGATTTAAAGTTATCCAGTGAGATGCGTACCCCAGCGGAGTAGCGCATCTCAAATCCCTCAGGATTTTTGGAAACTTATAAATTCTACAGTTTGTGAAAGTTAGAATATAAATATATTATACAAATATAAAAGATTACTCAAATATTCGTTATGAAGTAAAATTCCGCAGAAATTACTTCTACACCCAGCGGATGTAATACTTATGATTTGAAAAATCCTTTAAATCCGTACTCTAAATTTATATTCATTGACTTTCCCTCGCTGTCAATAAATGGTATTTTCTTTTCTACCCCGTTTATCTTTATGTTGATAATTTTTGGTTCATTAGAGTTGGTATTAAAGTTGTAGCCTGAGTCTTTCTCCCGACACCCCTCGAAGTGTTCTACTTCTTTATACCCGTCGCTCTTCTGAGCCACAAATCGCCAACAGTCATATAAACGTTGTACTACATAGTTATAGTCCTTTTTACGGACAGAGTTTTTGACTATCTCTAAAGATAGTCCATTAATAATCGCTTCTTTATTTTTACCTTCAGACATGTCTGAAAGAGCGCTCCAAATCTTAAGAGCAAAACTATCAAATGGAATTTTATCCTGACAGTTTATTAGTTTATTCCACCAACTAACAGACGTTTTTCCTAAAACAATAGTACCATTATCTAGGATTGTACAAATCTTATACTTTTCTGCGTCTGTTTCGTTCTCAAAAACGACAGTTGATATTTTAGAATCTTCTAATAATACTTTCATTAATAGCTTGCTCATATTAGAAACAAGCTTATCCATTCAATTAGTCTTCTTTAATAGTTACAGTAATATTTTGTTGTTCACCAAACTCACGAACGTAAGCATCAACTTTCTTGTTGTTCAAGTCGATTGCAGCGAGAATTGCTTGTTTATCCTTCTTAAGGTTTTCAATTAAGTTATCAATTCGTGTTAGTTCTGAGTTATTTGCTGTATTAGCAGCAAAAACTAACGCTTTTACATCTGAGAAGATAATGTTTTCATTTCCCCGAAGAGCCTCACCAATAGCATCGTCGGTAACCTTTCCAACAGTTGATAGGTCTGGTGAAATTGGCATAACAACCTTACTAGGAAGGTCCTTATTAATTATAACTACTGGAGCTCCAGAAATATCCTCACTAATTTGGAGGCTTTGAACGTCATAACCTAGAACACGGAAACGTTGAATAGAGCGGTTAAGGATTAAATCCTTATTTCCTGCTATTTCTATATTTCGCTTCAACTCTTCAAAGTTAAGAGTGTTCTGACGAGCTTCTGGACGATAGTATTGACATCCAAATTGTTTTCCAATAGTTGACAAATTGCAACGATTACTTGCAATTACCTGAGGGTTTACTTTATTTGTATCCATTTTCTTATTCCTTTTTGAAATTATTTTTGATAAATTAACGAATAAAAAACGTTAATCTAATATAGCTGTAATATACAGCTTTCTGATTTTTATTTTTTGAACATTTCTGTGTCGAAGCATCTGAATGCTCGGATTAAACATAATTATAATGATTATCTCTCCTTGAGATACGCTTTCAACTTGGCTATTTACACTTTTATTCCTTTAAATGAAGCTCAATCGTGTAAAGGGAATCCAACGGTAGGATTAACTATGCCCATCAACAAATTGCTTTACAAAGCTTTGAATGTCATTATGCATATTCAAACGCTTGTTTTTTGAATTTATATTCAATTTATTTTTAATTAAAATAATACATGAAGTATACTATTTAATATCCGTCAAAGGCTCTGATACAGAGAGTTCCAGTGCTGAGATACTAATGTAAGTTTCCATGTTTTTATACCAACAAAAAATTGCGTAATTCTTTATATTTTCCACATACAAAAAACTACTCTGCCACTTTTCTGGACTTTGACCTTCTATTATAGGAGTGTTAATTCATTCCTTCTTTTTTCAATATTATCACTAATATTACGGTTGTGAAGATAATCAATCCGTTAATGATTGTTGTTTCACCACAGATTATCTCTCATGTCAGCATTCATTCTTATACGCGGAATGCACAATTTGCGTTTCATTATCGGACTATCTCACCTTCAGGGGGTTCACAGATACTACGGCTGTTGCTACTCTTGGATTTTGCTTCCTCATCTTTCTATCTCTTTCTTTCGTTGAGACGTGCATATCACTTGGGATTTCAACCCCACCATCTACCCTTGTCACCCACAACATTCCTTTTTAATATATCCAGACTAGATACACTAATGAGTCACTAACTCCCTATCCTTATTGCAAGGACGTACTTAAGTTCTGTTGCTGCCCATCAGTTCAACGATGATAGCTCTATAGACTTGCTTACAATTGCTTTGTGATTTTTAAATAAATATCCTCGGCCACCTATTCGTATATATACTTTCAGCGACTCAGGCCTAGATATTTATATTACTATCTATTCTGCTTAATTAGTTTAAGTGTATTGGCACTCGAGTTTCCGACTCAGCCTCTTTTCTACAATAAAAGGGGTACGCCTATCGGGTGACGCTCATTTGTTATACATGTTAATTCTTTTCTCAAACTCTTTTTTCTTAATAACTATACAGTTTGTAAAACTTATACGCACATATGTTTTGTAGTTTACTACTCTACAGTGAGCTTTACGATTTTGTATAAGTAGTTACAAAATTATTAATACTTGTAGTTCTTGAAGGTCGGCGAGTTTCTTCATTACCATTGGCAATATGGCATTGGAATCGTTCCTACCTCGTTTGAATATTGCTAGAGTCCCGCTAGCTCGGTTTCGACTGTCAAGTTGTCATCTATTAAGGGTATAGGTTTTTTATGCCTGCTACCATAATACATTACTTATACTCCACGTGCAAATGGCTAATGTATTTTAAATCAGACTTTGTCCGCGGTCTCGTTTCGCGTAGTATTTCTACTTAAGGATTTGCTCCACCTTCTAGTCATTTTACTTTTATATCCCGCATAAACGACCAAAGCCTGGCGGTCACATTCATCGTAAATCAAACTGCTACCCACTCCCTGTTCCCTAACTCATCGAAAAGGCTACCGAATCGAACGGTAAGGATTTTGTTCAGTTGTCGTAGTTACGGTACGACCCGTGAGTATTACTCTCACGATATTGATTACTCATGTATTTTTTCACTCCTTCATACTCTACTTTGGTTGTAGAGGAACACTAAGCTGCACTTTGTAAATTGATACTCATAGAGGAATTTGGCCTTGCCTTCATATAACCATACCATGTATTATATCCTTCGGGGTTTCTCTACTATGCTTCAACTCGTGTAACGTTCTTATATACAGTGTATCAGCTGTATATATTTCCGATACGGCACCTAGTTTAACGTGATTGGCAACTCACGAATTATGCGTCTTCTTATATATCCATCACCAGACGGTTCTCATTTCAATATAAATAGGGTTAGATACAACGCTTACCCTAATACAGATAGGCTTTTCACACCTAAATGTCTTCCACCCCGTCTTTTGCATTTCTCACCCTTTGAGAGGGCTAACATATCATAGGGTCAAGTTTATTGCGCTCAGAGGCTAATGAGACCTCTTATATGAGCTTAAACACCCGTTATATACACTAAGCGCAAAGCTTACAATGTATGTAACTCCGATTATATACGGTTAGTGCACGGTCCTTTTATATTGACTCTACTTTTGTAGAATCATGGGAGGTTTTCCAACTCCCAGAAGGAATTTTAAAACTAAAGGCAGGTAGATACGAAGTACCTTCTTTAGACTTAACACGAACCTTCGTTACGTATTTAAGTTTTGTTTTAACCACTCTAACTGTGTCTGTCTTTTTAACAAACACAGTATCTTTATTAGTTTTCTCTACACCTTTCGGTATATTTGAAACAGCTGGTAACATATTGTTACTAGCATTAACCGACATAGTACTTACTAACGTCGGCGCAGGTTTATCATTTATCGCTACGCATACGCCAGCTATCGCGAATGCAATACTACAAATGATTGTAGTCGTTTTATTCATACCACTACACCTCCTCTTGTTCGTCTTTGAAAGCCTTGACGGCTTTTTTTACTCGGTTGGTGAAATTACGAACTTTGTTTTCAACAACCTTAATTAGTTTTTTTCAGTCTCTTCTACTGGAGTTTCTTTAGACTCTTCTTTAGTTTCGTCTTTAGAATCCTCTTTAAACCCTTCCGTTTCTTCAATTTCTTGAAGTTCAGGAACATCTCCTTGAGTATAACCTATAATCTTAGCGAGTGGGTCACGGAATAAATTCGTTATAACACCTGCCTGCTTAATCATATTTTGATTAACACTTGCTGTAGTGTATTTGGTTAAATCTAAACCAAAATACAAGCTGTCCAAGAGCGACTTGTACATCTTACAAGCAGCTATGTCTTTTTGACCTTTCTTCTCAAGAAGAGTTTCAATAGGTTCAATGCTTGGCTCTATTACGAACTTTGCAACTGAATTGTGATGCTCTATATTCTTCTTAAGAACCTCAATACGCTTGTTTTGCTCATCAATAGCCTTTTCGTTCTTCTTCTTGTCCTTACTGAGAACTTTTATGTTCTCCTCAACAGATTCGATTCCCTTCTTAGTTTCATCAACTTTTAGGTCGATTGCCCACAATATTAGTTCACGAACTATGTCAGCTATGAACTCGTTTTCCATATCACACTTTCCAGTCTTTCTATCTGTAACAGTGTTACGCAAATGACAGAAAGCTGATACTGGCGACTTAGTTACAGTTGTAGCTAAGTATAAGAAGTTACCTATACCGCTTACTACAATAGGGGCTTTGCCTACTAGTTTTATCAACTTGTTCAACAATTGAATACGTGTAATACCTTTTGTAGAACCTTTCTCTTGTTTTTCAAGGAAAGCAGAATACAAACTAATTGCCTTTTGTATATTAACAACATAGTCTTTTCTTTGTGATAGTAGGTATACTAACGCTTTTTTCAACTCATCTTCTGAATTGATTTTGCCGATGTTCATTTCTGGAGCATTCTCTAAAGTTTTCTTTTCCTCTTTGAGTTGCTTTTTAACTTCTGTAGGAACTTTAACGTCCTTGTCAGTAATTGTAACATTACCATTTTCGTCTGGAGCAGGAAGAGCTTTCATATTAATTGTAACACCAATAAGCTTAGCTGCTGTAGATATTTTCTCCAAAACAGCTGGACGCATTGTTCGACTGAATGGATTTTCACCTAAAGCTACTTCTTGAGCTAATGCTGTAACTAAACCAATAGCTGTGCATTGATTAATACCTTCTACAGCTTCTGGTGTCATATTATAACGTTTTGCTGCTTCAGGGTCATCATGGAACACTTTTGTTAGAGATGTTAACAAATCAACTCTACGGTTAGGGTCTAAACCTTGTCCGTATTGGTTTGAGTTTAAATTTTTCTGAAAAATCTTTGCAGACTCTTCTGCTGATATAACTTCAGCATTCTCTACTTTAGTGTTATTTACTTTAGAAGCTTCTGTTTTAGGAGCTTCTACCTTTGGTGCCTCAACTTGAGGCTTTATTTTCTTATTATTTTTCATTTTTGATAAATGTTTTTAAAAGTTATTATTTTTAAATTTTAATTATTAATTACGAGTATTTTTTGATATATTGTCAAGAGTCGTCAAAATAACTCGTATTTTGTGGCGGTTTAAGCATCTTCATATAGATGTTGTTTAGTCCACTACAGCTACTATCTTCGGTAAAATTACATAAACTGCATAATGTGCCTTTACCCACAGGTTTTGTGTTGTACAACACTTGGGTTCCTGCAAGAGCATAGTCTGCCAAAAGGAATATTCCTGACTTGCTTGCAGGAGCCTGTGTGAGGCTTACGCAGCTTACCTTTTCTACCTTTTTACCTTTTCCAAGCGCAGCTTTAATAGCTACACTTGTTATTGCGAAACTACTAATAAATGAAATTAGTAGAATCCAAAAAAGTTTATTGCTCTCATTATATCTTCCAATACAGAAGATGATAAAAAGACCAATTAGGAATAAAAGTAAGCTCATTTTTAAGAATTTTTAATTAATTTCTTTTTAATTTTCTCTCTAGTTCTCGATAAGATTGATTTAATCGTTCCTGTCGGAATGTTAAGAGATTCACTAATTTGAACAACAGTCATATTATTTACATAAAAAAGTTCAAGAATCTGCTTCATATGAGCAGGGAATTTCTTAAATTCTTCGATGACTCTTTCGTACTCAAGTCGATTGACTAAATCAACTTCGTCGGAAGATATAGAAGATGCAAGTGATAGTCGTTCACTCATATCTCCTACAGGTTTCGCTTTGTTTTTTATACTTCGTAAATAATCAATTGCTGTTCTTTGAGTTAAAATTCTTAACCAACCCCCGAAAGAGTCGAAATCTAAGAATTGCGAGAGGTTATTATAAACTTTAAGGAAAACTATATTAGTTATATCCTTCGCTTCATCTAAGTCTTTAATATAATAGTATAAAATACCATCAACAAAAGACTTATAGCGATGAAAAAGTTTATTAAAGGCTAGTATATTACCAGCCTTAGCGCTCTTGATAAGTTCCACCTCCTCGGGGGTAATACGTGGACTATTTATCATCATCATAAAAGCTATTTATTAGCGTGTCACTCGCATCGAGGATATAGCTTGACCTCTGTGTGAATGTAGTTCCGACCAAAGAACTACACCCTGTAGATTGTTAATCTAACTATGTGGAAAATAAATGTTCTAAAAAGGCAAATCTGAGGAAAACATCTCAAATCTAATATCTGTTATTTGTTTATTAATAGTAAATATTAAAAAGTTTTCAATATCTTCATCTAATTTACATCTTTTTATAAGACTATTTAAAATCTTAACTAAAACATCTATTCTGTAATACCCTAAAGATTTCATTTTGAGTATTATGTTTGTATCAGCCCATATTAATACATTTTTAAGACCAATATGACCTTTTATTAATTCATATAGGTCATATGGTAAGAATATAAAATTATCACCATAATGACCTTTACGCTGTTCTCCATCGTAAACGATTAAACCTTTTTGGTCTAATTTAACTCTAGCAGTATTTTTATATGTTTCTTTTACACAATAATTTTTTTCAATTCCTTTTAATATATTCAATAAACTTCTCAGAATACAACAGCTAATATTTCTTAAAACTGTAGTATTTACATGTTTAATTCTTAGTATTTTATTATTATATTCTTTATATTTATCGCATATACTATTTAAATTGTATTTTTTGTAATTTTCATTGAGTAAGAAATACTCAAATATATCACAAATCACGCGTTCTAAATCTCTATGTTTTTCAAATATATTTGGTTGTCCAACTTCATGATTAGGTAGTTGAACATTAACTCTCCAAGATATACATTTCCCATTTAAATACTGATATATATAAAATCCGTTTTTATTTGCTGTTACATAATCCATTTTAAATTATTTACAAAAAATTTAGCTAACTCTAACGCTGTGTCTTTGTTAGTTGTTTTAACAAATATGGAATATAGTTCAGAAATAGTTTCTTTGCTACTCTTCCCCATCGAGAGATTAATCTTTCGTATATTATCTACATACGGAAGATAGTACTTAAACCAATCAACCCAACCAATAGTTGGTTTTAGAATCAGTTCATCATCCTTTGAGAGTAAATCCCAATCTAAACTCTTTTTATAATCAAACAGTTTATTTTTGTTAGAGATACCTAATATAATTCTAGTAGCATTATATCTGTCTTCTTTATTAACATAGATATTTATCTGTTTATCATAAACTAAGTTCAACCATCTCTCTTTGGCTTTACACCACTTGAGAGCTAAATCTACGTATTCTGGTATTCTATCACGTAGCATATTTTTATAACCTGTGCTCATAGTGAGCATGAGAGGAATCGAACCTCTTTAAGCCTACCATGCTCATTCTAAACCACTTTGGTAGGTTATTGCATCCACCTGACTTTTACTTACGCTACGCAAGTATAGTCTACAACATTAAAGTTGCCATTTAAATATATACAATGTCCTTCCTAACTAAATAGGTGTATTTACTTCCGATATTAGTCAAACGCCAATCAGCCCCATTGTAGGAGGGTTGGTCTACATACTGCTCTGTTAAGAATCCTCTTACAAGACTCTCCTCCTCTCTATATTTTTGTAGTGGAGCTGACGGGAATCGAACCCGTGTCCTAATATCTTACCTCATACGGGATAAAGTTTCTTTTTTAGGGGATGAGTGGAGTAGCGACCTCCAAACATCAGTTTTAAGGCTATTTTAAAGCGTTTTAAGACGATTTAATCATCTTCATGATTAGCTACTTCACTTAGACTCATAAAACCTCTTAAAACACAAATAATAACCTTTATTTTAATATAAAACTATATAATGACTCAAAGGTTCTATATACAGTTATTATGTATATATTCTTGATATGTTATGCAGTGTTCATTAACGAGAACTCCGTCTCAAATGAGAGCACCGACTCGATGGTTCGCACATAACAACTTTTTGAATATAACGTATAATTTATTCTGCGTACGTTCACAGTCTTGTTCCATCGTGACTCAAAGGTTCTTGATGTTAATGTTAATTCACTAAAAATGGGTGTTTTCTCCAGGACCGCCTAATGGCTCCACGTACATTTAAACTATCTGTCTCCCTATCCACGTTGACTCGAAGGTTCTTGTGGTGAACTTTAGTATAGAATCTGGGTTTAATAATCCCAATCCCATCTGAAGTTGTTGCCAAAGTTGGCACGCAACTCATCAAGCTCGTTTGAGTATATGTTATCGTTCTTAGCGTTTTCTTCGTGGAACTTTCTCTTCAGCTCAGCTCGCTTTTCGTTATACTCTTTAACAGTAAACTTCTTTGCAATTAAGCCATCGAGAAGCTCTTTCGACTCTACTAATAGATTTTTAGTAGCCTTTTCCTCTCTACGACGAGAACGTAGTTTGATAAGACTCTTGTTGTTCTGATAAGTAGCACAGAGAATTGCTGCTTTTGCTTCTCTTTGTTGCTTCTCATCATTGTCATTTTCAATTTCTTCAAGAGCCTTAGCGATATTATCTTCTTTTAGAAGATTTCTCTCACGTATGTTTGTCATTACGTTTTCGTCGTTGGTTGGTAACTCTACTTTTTTTGCTTGATTTTTTACTTCTTTTGTCATTTTTGATAAATTTTTAATTGTTAATTTTTATAATTTCCGATACAATATAATTTGTATCATGAATTATTTTAAAGTTACTCTCTTTTCCTTTAATACAGTTTGTATCTCTAGGTGCTAAAACCTCTTTACACTTCGATATACGTATTAAAGCAGCTCTAGCTTCTAGAGCATCTTCCATGTTGTCATAAGTAGCTCTTGAACGTAGATTTTTTCTAGCTCCATTGCTATTACGAGTCCAAGTCTCTATAATAAATTTCATTTTTATTAACTTTATTTTTTGAACGACTATATGGCTTGGCATTAATATGCCTAGCTTTTTCAATTCTGCCATTTTTCTCAACAAATTGGCTCATTCGTTCTTTTAACATAGCTTTTATTATTTATTTATTAATTTTGCTACTAATTTTAGGACTCTCTCGACAGATGCTTTGTATTCGTAGTTTCTACGAATATTCATCGGAACAGGTTTATTGGAAATAATTTCCAACGCACTTTTAAGCTCTATTGGAAAATTTTCAATATCAGCTACCTTTTGGAGTATTAACTCTGGTTTACTCCATTCTAGTTTGAAAAATTCTTTCAAATAGATTAAAGCATATTCAACGTCTGTCTTTTCGTGTTCTCCAGAGTATTCTGGGAAAGATTCTTTCGACACGATTGTTTTAGCAATATCCTGCTCACTCATTATAATAACTTTTACGTTATTTGCTTGAACAGTATTACTACTACTTAACTGGCGCACTATCAGATTGAGGTCTGTGTTAGACGGTGTTATTCCATCATACAAAATAACAATAGCTCTCTTTTCCATATCTATTTTATGTTTTGGTTATCGTACAATGTGTCCACCTCCATCGGTTGTTTCCTCGGCAAGTTATTATAAATCCTTTTATTAGACTCATACTCCTTAGCCACATCTCTCAATGTTATAACTTCGTGCGGTTTTTCTTTTAATAGAACACCAACTACTTCGATTAACACTTGTTGAGGCATATCCTTAAATATGTTCTCATAGTTTTTTATAGCTATGAGTTCATTTTGTACAGATATAGCTCCTCCAACTGAACTGATTTCTGGATTATAGTGATTTTCTACAATCCTTACAACTTCCGCACTATCTAGTACGGTTTGAGCAACTCTCTCTTTTGGGTTTACTTTAGCATTAAACAGGATAACGCCAAAACCTGCAATAACAACTAATGTTGCTGCAATAATCCCCCACATTAAATGTTTCATTTTTAATAATTTTTTGATAAAATTTATTTTTACAATCTGGTTTTTAGAGAACTCAGAATAAACTCTTAATCTTCTTCAAAGTCTTCTTCTTTTGCTCCAACTCCTTCACTTGGGTTAAATTCATCATCACTAACTCCAGGACTTGCTGTAAGCATAAAAGACTCTAATTTGAGACGCTGTGTAAACGTCTTTGGTTTTAAATACTTCTTTTTCATAATTTATTATATTAAAACTGTCGGCTAGGTTGATTACGATACAACATCTTGCACAAAACGCGCCTATTCTAACCTTTGAACTACTAACCGTAAATAAAACTAACATATTCTCACGAACCTGTTAGTCAAAGAGTATACATAACGATTCAAATACGGTGCTAACATCATTTTCACAAACAATATTAGCTTATTAAATGTATTAATATAAAATAAAAAGTAGTATATATAACAAATTCCATGTACTGTAAACAGGAATCGAACCTGTATAGTTATCAATAACCAATTACTCAATTACAGTAAATTAATGTAACTATTCTCTCGAACCATTACATTATATAAACTAATTTATGCAAACAGAATGTTTAAGAAAAGACGAGCTTGTCTTCACAGATTTACTCGTCATATACATGACATTAAGTAATAATAATAATTTTAATTTATGCCTATTACGTGTGATTCATGCAGGATTCAAACCTGCGACCCACAGCTTAGAAGGCTGTTGCTCTATTCGCTGAGCTAATGAACCAATTAAGTAACTATTCTCTCGAACCGTTACTTTCTTAGAGCCGCTGCTCTTAGCTAAATAAAATTCAAACCTAAAAAGATGGTGTATATAGTAGTGTATGGAGAATTCCATTCTCAGCTGCGCGCTATAAATAATTGCAATTATTATCATACACTTTGATAGTATACTTCCCCTCCACATTCTTTCATTCTGGACTTGGGACCAGCCGTACCCCTCTTGGCCTTCGAGAGCGTAGGTAGTGTTAGAAGTATCTTTTTGGGAGATGGTTTGATACCACCTCCCTTTTAGTTTATTCATTATGATATTGTAATACGGTAATTCCGTACCATATTACACAGATTACCACTAACGTTACGTTTACAAACGTAGCGTCGATAAGTGAGCCGATGTAATAATATACAAATACGGCTATGAAAAATAGAATTAGTTCTATTCTTCTTAATCTTAGTTGTAGAAGACGATTCACCTTCTTTATTTCTTCTTCCATTTTGTAACTCGTTTAAATATAATTGATTTATATCTACAATCTAATTTTGATTGTCCGGTTTTACCATCAACAATCCCCATACAGGTGTAGAGATTATTGAATGCACAACCTTCACAACCATTTTCAGCTTTGTAAGCTCTGTATACGACATTATTTATTGTGCAAAGTTGTCCTGGTCTTGGAGTTTTCATAAAATATTATATTTTTTATATGATATCTTATATACAATACTTCTTTAAAAGGAGCTTGTAGTTTACATGCTTTGTGAAAATACCCATTCCAAGTTTTTTCATTTTTCTCATAATGGATAGTTTTTTCAAATTGTCTTAGTTCTACAATCATCTTTCGTCCGTCTTTTGTTAATAGTTTAACAATTTCAGGCTTTTTATCATATACTCTTTCCCACGATTTAGATAACTTGTGTTTTAGAACTATAACTCCTTTTAATATATCATCACACTCTTTCTGCGTTATAACTAAAGAAGAAAGTTTTACAGTATTAAGATATATTTTATTTTTTCTAGTTATTTTTCCATTACTTTTTTTGACAAAAAAGGCATTACCTTCGTAGGTTTCTGCTACTATTATCCCATACACCTTAAGTTTGTTATTACTTAAGGTGTATGATACTAAATCTCCAATTTTCATTTCCTTGTAATTCTCAATACTGGTTTAAACCTTATTAATGAACTAATTTGACCATTCTTTAGTTTTATACCAAGAGATGGTTCAATTCCATTAGCTTTACAGGTTTGTATATAATCATATACAGTTTGGCTAACTGGAATTAGTTCGTTAATTTTATTCGCTGTATCTTTATATACAGCAAAATATCTCAGTTTACCTGTTGATGTTGTTGTGCTAGTATATTTTACAATATACTTCGCATTACAATATACAGTATCGTATTGAGCTTTTGGTTTTTGTGAGTAACTTTGTGCATTACATTTTGTAACACATAAGCCGATAAACATTACAATCAATGCTACAACTAGGGTTATTTTAGCCCAAAAGCAATTATTTTCCATTTTAATTAATTTTGATAATTATTTTCTTATGCAGGACTTAAGCACCTACATTTGCTATTTTACTACTAACCAAAATCCTTCAATTTTTGAATTATAATTGTCAAGGTTTGTCTTAAACTCCTCTGTTAGGATTTTGATTTGATTTCTCGTTAGACCCTTTGCTACTAATATAGTAGCATTCCCAGACTTAAAGAACAGTCTAAATCTGGGATTACCAACCTTATCAACAGAGGATTTATCTTTCCTCTGTCTGACAAGTTGGTTTTTTATATGAACTTCCTTATTCTCCATCGAGTACATCGTGTGCATCTTTGTTAATTCTATCTATAATAGAACTTGTCACATCTTTAAGTAACAATGCTTCTACGATTTCTTTTTGCATTGTTATAAGGTTGTTGATTTTATCAAAATCATTTCCACCAAGCGCAATTTCAACTGTATCTAATGGAATTTCTTTTGATATAAACTCGATGCAAACAATACCCGCTTCACTTTCGCAAAGCCCTAAACTTGGGTCAACTTCCCTTATTGCTTCTATAAGAGGACTTACTATTTCATGCTCTTTTTTCTTATAAGAATTGAGCAATTTAGATGTTTCAATGAAATCTTCTTTAACCTCTACTATTGTAGAGATTTTTAACATACAGTCACTTATTTTGATAATATTCATAATCTTTGATAAATTATTTTTTATAGTTATTTAATGAACTTTCTATCTCTCTCACCGCTTTTTTTAATCTTTTGGCGTATACTAATCTATAGTTATATTTGTCTTTCTTAAAGAATGTATGAAAATATACTCGTTTGAAATCTGCTTTCAAATTACGTATATCTATAACGTAAAACACTCCTGATAAATCAGTATATGGTTGTACGTCTTTATTATACGACTTTATTATGTTCTTTACTTCTTGTAATAGACTCTCATTGTTATTTATAAGCCTTTTTTCACATTCAGTAAATGTTAAACAACATATCATAGAATAGTTTTCATCATATGGATTAATCTTACTGATTTTTATATCTCCAATTTCCATATCATATAAACATTTCGTATTGAACCCCTCGATTTTCACTTAAGAACTTTATATTTTCTTCTGTTTTAGGCAGAATATCACAAAACCTCTTAAGTTTATCAAACAGTAAAGTAACACCGTCTTTATCTATATAAAGATTAGACTTCTTATTAGGACCAAAACTATGACCGAAGAACTTTTGCTCTTCTTCTTTTGTCATATGATTAGCTTTAACCTTTCTCTTTTTGAAAGATTTATAAGACTTTCCATCATCTAACTTTACAGTTTTTCTTAGATACGGTAAGTCTTTTTCTGTTAGTATTTTATTATTTTCCATTTTGCTCATTATTCTTCAATTATTGATGTTTTTGCATCACAATTATTTAATAGTTTTTGAAATTTTACAGCATCTTCCATGTCATCAAACTCAGCAATTATTGTTGGTGCATTATCAACCAATTCCTTTGCTGTTTTTAATTCTATATCCAATATACTTCGTGTATACGCTATTGTCTTCAAGTATTTTTCTGGTCTTGAAAGTAATTTTACTTTGTACTTTTTATTACTTTTCAATGGCGATTGGGAAGTTTCTGGATTCTCTGAAGTTGTTTTTTCTGTATATTTTCCATTTATCTTTTCTATTATTTTTTCATATGGTTCGTTTGTTATTAACAAACTATCGACTATGGATAATATGACTCTGTTATTTTCAACATCTTCGTTTATGTAAATTATATTATTTACATTTAACAAAGTTCTTCCTCTATTTAAATCTAATATCTCTATAAACATATCAAATTAGATGTCTAATATAGCCCTAACAGTATCGAAAGAGTTTATAACAGAATAATTATCTTCTGTTGTTATAATTTCAGTACCATAATATGTACCTCTTATTGCTATAATAAGAGATTGGTCTAACATTAACTCATTTGTATAGTCTTCTCCATTTTCGTCTACACGAACCTCAGTAAACCTTACAAAATTTTTGTTCATAATTGCACCATATGCCCTTATGGTCTTTTAAATAATGGCAAAATTACCACTTTCGTGGTCACTCCAGACAGTTCCTATAAGTGCTACTGTTATTCACACAGGGGCTGACAACATGCGTTTTACGCCACAAGAAAACTACTTGTATGTCGTTTTAATACATAGTAGAAACATGGCGTCCTCAACGACTTGGAAATAATTTAAACTTTTGTAAGAAGTTTAATTACTTTTATTTTACAATTTCTTTTTTATTACCCTCTCCTATTTATTTCTATACTACAACCCTAATATAGATTAATTGCAGACTTGAGACTGCCTTTGGTATAGTTAAGTAACCTATTAATGTACACAATAGAACCTAATCTAGGAAAGACTTGCGTACTAATCTTTTTTTGCTAATTAATCACAACAATCTTCAAGATTCTCGAGACTGTCAACCTTTTGTTCAACTTTCATTGCTGAAGAATTATTCAGTATCAATTGTTTTGTTGCTGTATGATATTCCTGATATGCCTTAATTAACTCTACCTTATAGTCTAAAGTTTTGTAATTAGCATACTCCAGAGAGCCTAAGATTCGCCCTCCAAATAAATTAATGATAAAATATGTTGTTAATAAACCTAATCCAAAGCATAATAAATTCATTATTATGTTGTCTTCTTTTTTATCGTATTTCATACATTATTTGTAATTTGTCGTTGTTTGAAATGTTTTTATAAAAATAGTCCAGGCGGTAGTCCGAACCCGCTGTTTATATATAATATAAACCCGTAAACATGCAAATGCATCACTGGACGTTTTGTTCTCTCTCATACCCTATCGGGAGCCATCTAACCACGTCAAGGTGGAGAATACTAGATAGATTTTGGGGCGCTATTTGTTATTAGCGCCCGAGGAATTTCAACCTTTTTCCTATCGTTAACAGTAGTAGGGATACTGTCCGTAGACTAGCGGAAGATTTTTCTTGGCGTGGTAGTCACTCACACCCACAAATACGAATAACGAAATCCGTATGCGACTGCCGAGTTTAAACAGTACTTAATTTAGCGTTTTGCAGTAATAGTACAGATAAAAACTACATGGTAGCTAAACCCATTACATTATAAGCACTATAAACATATCTGTACTATGTTATAATGTCCAAGATTGTGCGCATCAAATCTCGAATCCTAAGCGGAACAACTTCTGTGTGCAATTACACACAGAAAGCAACCAGCACCACTGGCTCTATTCTTGATTGTTTGGTTAAGACAACCCTCTTAATATGTAAACTACATTGTCTACATATACCTGCGAAGCGAAACAGGATTATACCTCTAGGGTATTAATGCACAACGAGTTAAACTAAATTTAAGAAAGTTAATTACTCTTTCAAAAAGATAGTTTTCCTCGTTACACATCACCAGCCACAAAACTACATTTTATAGTATTTGAAACTGGTGGTTCTTTAGACACGTTCCAATCAAGCGAGACTTGTTGTAAATAGGTGTACATACTCAATAATGTACACCTATTCCGTGTACCATAATGGAGGACTCTCGTCTATATCTCCTCATAAAGCTAATATGGTGTAGCTTAATATCTTGTTGTATCTATTTCTAGTTGTTGATGTAATGGGCTATATATTAAGCGAACCTATTATGCCCATTGATGTAATGGGTTCGCGAAAAACGTTGGGTGTAACTCATTGATATTCAACAAGTTACACCCAATTGCTTAAAATGGGTCTCCACTTTGTGCGGGTGGTTGTTGTGTGGGTGGATTTTGTTCACCTTGTCTTTGTGGTGGTGTATTACTTTGTAACTCACCTAAAAACAATTTACCGTCCAACACATCTTTTTTTAATCTTTTTACCAAAGATTCAAAACAGCTTTTTTCGTCGTTATTTTCGCCAATATGTGGCGAAGATAGAGAGCTGTATTCACGTTCGCCATTGTGAACGATTGCGTATTTATCTCCTGTTAGTTCGGAGATAGTAAACGAGAAGACAGTGAAAGTAGCTTGCTTTCCCACAAATAAAGCCGTTGCCTTCTGTATCCCCAAATCGCTAATGTCAATTATTAACGAATAGCTATTATTGCCAACACGGCTTAATAGTTGGCTTGTGATGTCATTTTCGTCTGTGTTATTAGTACCTACGAAAGAAAACACAAGCCGTGCTCGTGTAACGTTATTAGCTGTGTTATATTCAGCTAATAATTCGGGTATCTCAAGCGATGTAATGTTGCCCATTCCTTGTTTTTTCTGCATTTGTTAAAAGTTGTTAAAATGTTAAACGTAATGAAAGAAACCAACATACCCAAAACGTGTGGGGGTGGTTTCCTCCAAAGTAAGATAGAGGGGAGTGATTCTTTGCTGTTTCGTATTTCCGCATGCATATAGAAGTTTTAAAAATTATAAAATTTTCAATATTTCCACCCACACAACGCTCTTATTACCATCTAAGATTTTATACACACAACCAGTACAAAAAATAAAAAATAAAAATTTTATTCAACCCATATACATAACATTCGATTTAAGCCTATTTCCTTGCGTTTTAAGAGGACTTCTCTATCTTTGTGGGTGTTTATATACCTAGTGTGATTATAAGGGCTTAGAAGGACTTAAATCAAGTATTACGTATATCTAGTCATAAATACAGCTTATCTTACCATCTATCCCGTAAAACCCTATTTAATTGCATTCTAACGGCCTATAATTAATCCTGTGGATAAGTTATCCATAAGATGGATTATAACGCGTTAGAAGGGCTTAAAATGCGTTATACGGTATATTATAGATATTTGTATAGTGTTAGGCCAATATACAGCCTGTACAGTTGTACAATTAAACCTTCAGCCAATCAGAGGACCAGCCATGATTGTTGCGAGCTAATACATGCCGTCAAATAGAGAATCTCAATTATCGTCTAATAGAGAACCTCGATTGCTGTCCAATAGAGAAAAAAGAAGTAGCAAGAATAAAAGAGATTAGAACCGAGTAATATAGATATATATACTATATAACTTAGTATATCTATATAAACTATATATACTCTCTACATCCCCCTCCTAAAAGAAAGAAAAGGGTTCCCCCTTATAGACATAAAAATACCCGAAATGAACTTAATCACCTCGGGTTTTTAATAACTTGTATATATCGGTTATTATGCCTATTTTATCATCTAATTCTTCTATCAGAGCTTTATCACTCATTCCTATAGCTGTCCGTATTGGGCATATGCGACTTTGTAAAACTATCCTCTACAGCTACACTGTATATACAACCAATCTTCATCTACATATAGCTCTGTATATAGTCCATTTTCCTTGTGGTATTTGTTTAAGTACTCATGTATTACCTAAAGCTACTTTTTTAATTTAGATATATAGTAATTTTTATCACTCATTTAGTCTTTTAACTGTAATTTTTGTATTATGAATCTCATCGTATTATTCCTCTCTTCTGAGTATAGAGTTACAGTGTAGTCATCCCTACTTGTAATGTCGTAACCTCTTATGTCTTCAAGGTCATAAAATGTACCCTGCTTTACATCGTTAGCATACTCATTCATACATTTAAATGCGCTATCATATGTTTTGTAAGCTGCAATTGGGATTAAATCAGTGTAGTAGTCATTACCTAGTAACTCATACGATATTAAAAATATATCCATACAAATTACTTCTTTAATGTATCTTTTATCTCATTAATTTCTTTAGTACACTGCTTTATATTTTTCCTATTACTAATGCAGAAACTTGTAGCTGTTAGTAATGCTATTATATAATTCTTAAATGCTAAGTGTGTACCTAAAATAGCGTATGCTATAGAGTTTAATGTATCTGTATTATATGACTCTATTGAACACTTATACAACGCTCCTGCTGCTACAAGTGTCATGAATCTACCTAATAGTTTATATGTGCTATATTTACCTTTTACAAAGATTTCTTTCAATAGCTCTATTTGCTTGTCATTTAGCTTGTTAGCTGCCCCTATTATGTTAATTACATCCATATCTTTAAATCGTTTTATATATTCCAAAAATTAATAATGCCTGTATAATTTACCCAAGTATACCTCCTATTACAGTGGCTGTTACATCTAACCAGTCAAATATATTACTGTATTGTTTATCTTTATACTCAGCTGCTAACCAGCTCCTATTGCAGCAAATACTGTTCCACACAAGCCAGCATAGAAGCCATATTTTATATGCTTTAGCCTATCGCTCTCTACAATCCAATGAAACGGACGCGTTATAGATTTAATTATTCTTTTCATGTTTATCTGCTTTATAACAATTAAGACTACTATTTGTTTCGTTGATTAAAACTTTTAATATCTTGTCAATGTAATCAATTAATTCTTCCTTTGAAAACATCATACAATATGCTGGATTTATCACCGTACTACTGTAAATGTCATGGTATGTTTGACACTTTATTGTGATGAAGCGACTTATTGGAATTATAGAAAACATATAGTCTTTATAACGGCTGTTGGTAAGTCTAACTTGATTAATTATTATATTGTCTACCATATACTCTTTGTTAACACAGTATACGTAACAAGAAAACTTATCTTTAACAAAGAAAGACTTTATTGTTTTAAATAATTTCTTCATAGTTGTTCTTTTATCTGTTCTGCTATGTATTTCGCATCTGGGTGAGCGTGTTCTGATATTCTTAGTTTAAAGAAGTTATTCCACTGACTTGTTATTCCTGTCATAATCAACTCTGTTTTAAGCTGTAATGGGAGAACATCTCTAGCATCTTCTGGTTTTATACCGTCTTTAATAAGTTCCATATAATCCTTTTCGGCATTGCTCCAAGCTCTTACAAATACATAATTATTAGCATCAAAATTATCCCAATTTATAGGCTCTACGACTGTTATTTCATTACCAAATTTACCATCATTATAGTTACAATATCTTGTAGATTCCATAAGGAATGAGAACACTCTATGTCTTACAAAAGAATCAGCTTGAACCCTAGCACATGTAAGTCTAAATGTAGTTCTAAGTTCGTGATACTCAGTGGGTTGGCAGATATATTTCAAGTCATTAAGTAGGTTATTTTCAACTAAAACTCTATAGTTTGTAGTTACTGCCCACCAGTTGTTACTCTTATCAGATTCCATAACTAATTTACATACCGTATATTGGTTATCTATATAATTACCAGCTACATCTATATTGATAGGAACATTAAGATATACTGTACCGTGTTCTAGTGGGGAGCCATGACCTAGTTTAATCATCTTATCTACAAATTCTTTAGCTGTTTTAGACCTACCATTTTCATCATACTCTATCTTATCTAATGACTTATATGCTGTACGTCCAGCTATCTCTATTTGTTCGTAAACACCTAGCAAATCATGCTTTTGTTCTAGTTTTTCTACTTTGTTTTTTATTAGTTTCATAACGCTCTTTTGCTTGTTTATATATCATGTATTGTTCACCTCTCAGCTTAATTATTTCCTGAGCTTCTTCTGTTGTACAAGGAACCCAATCTTTTTCAGGCTCCTTGTATGCGGCATATATTACCTCTACGGCATCAGTAAACTTTAGATAATAGTTCTATACTTCTTTCTTCTGCATAGTTAATTCTCCTTGTATTCAACGTACTCATCTTTATTGTCGTTCGCGTCATAAGATTCTGCGGCCACGTCACTAGTTCTCCGTTCTTTATTAACCCCTAATTCTTCAGACGTTCGTACTCTTTCTGACTCATTAGCAATATTGATTTCTGTGGTTTCTTCTTCCAAAAGCCCTCTATCAAGTTCTTCGAGAGATTTTCCAACATCTTCTTTGTTAACACGTAATCTATCATTTAATTCCTTTATAAAGTTTTCTTTTTCTTTATTGTACTTAGGGTCATTGTACATTTGCATTAGTACATATGACGCATTGTTGAATCCAACTGGGTCTTTTATATTACCGTTTTCATCTTTCTCTGTACCAAGTTTATCAACTAAATCTTGAACTTCTTTTAGTGTATATTTTTCTAAAACACCTTTACTGTTACATCTTTTCAACAGTACTCCGTTTCTATCATAAAGATTACCGTACTTACCTACTTTCCCCATTTTTATTAATATAAATTAAAGTCATTATTGCATAATTGGCTAGGTCTTTTAAAGAATCCTCTATAGATTCATTAACCTTGTTCTCTTTCTTTGTTATCAAACTGTTTATACGTTCAACTTTATTGTTGAGTGGTATAGCAGCTGCTAATAAACCAAACTTGTCACATAGAGTTTCAAAACTACTGCCATAGTCGTGATTCTTCTTTTTGTAAGTCTCAAACATTTCCTCAACAATACTCTTAAATAATTCTACGTTATCAGTCATTTGAGTAGTATTTATTTCTTAGTCTATTTAATTGTTCTTTACGAATTAACTTCAGGGCTTCTATAAATGATTCGTTTACCGCGGCTTCTTTCAAAGTGAGCAACGTACCTTGAGCATTCTTGTTCTTTTTCTATTCCGTCTTCGTCTAAGACGAATTGGATGTATTTTTGTTTGTCATGCCATTTATAATATCTTGAAAACGCATTTTTTCTATCTATACTAGTACTGTATCTATGTATACACTTTAGCATTTGTTTAGCATTAACAGTTCCACAAAACTTTAATTCTGATATATTTTCAATAAACGACATAACTCCAGATTCTCCAAACTTATTCTTTAACTAATTATATTCTTCTATAGATTGTTTATAGAATACATTATCTGTAGAATAGAATGGACTTAAGTCTACTATAAACGATGCATTTAATGGAGCGTCATGTATAAAGTAATACTTACAATTATCAGTAACAGGTTTACTTGTAGCCTTAAGTGATAGATAATCTGCGTAGTATAATATTGCACTAATCTCTGCGTTATTCATTATGATTATTTGTTTTTAAAGTATGTTTTATAGATATTACCTACAATCCAACCCATATAGTATGCTGCTGGTTCTTGATAGTCTAAAGATATATTTTCTTCCATCTTACTGTAAGTATCTAGTAATACATGTGTAGCTTCATGTGTTATAGTGTTAAGTAAATCTATATCTCTACCTTTCTTAGTCTTACTTCTAACATTCAATATTCTAACAAGCGCTGTAGGTGTATAATCTTTACGAGATAGTAAATTGATAGTATATCCTCTACAATCGTGATTTAAATCATTATCAGTTAACTCTTCTTTAGATAGTTTTACAAAATATTTCTTTATATCATTATTACTACATTTAGTATTACACACAGCTAAATCTAAACCATACATAGTTGGATATATGTCTATATTATTCATAGTGTATATTATATATATTATATTTATATTATAGAGATTATATATATCTACAAAACTATACAGTTTAATTATATTATTAACCCCCTATAATCCCACTAACGATTATATAATTCCAAAAGTTGCAAATAACGAATATTTTTATAGTTTTGCAACCGATATTGTATACATATACGTTACGTGGACAAATTTAAAAAAATAAAAAGCATGATGAATAAATTGAAAGTTGTTGACCAATTTTACAATCTTGAAGTTGGTGATGTTTTAACACTATCAGATGATAAGAACTTTTATGAATATAGAGTATCTGAAGGTTCATCTGATAAAGATTCAAAGTTTACGTTTAATGCTTCATTTAAGATTGATTCAAATTACGCTAAAGAACTTATCAATCAAGGATACTTAGAAGAAGTTGTTGAAAAGCAACAAACTTCAGAGTTTAAGAATGTATTTACAGAAATAGATAATCTACTCTCTATATACAATTCGGAACTTAAATCTTTAGATGTCGAATTTGCTGATAAACCAACATGTCTTAAAGTTGAAAAGAATACAGTATTAAACAACTTAATTAAAGTTTTAGAACATCTTAAAAATCTAAAGAAGTAATGGAAGATAACAAAATTATAGACCAGTCACAGCTTGCTGAAAGTGTAGCGGAAAAGATACAGTATGATTTTACAGATACATTCTTGGTAAAGTTGTTGGACGTCGCAAAAGTTAAGAAAGAATTTAGTAAACCAGTTTCAGATACTACTAAAGCTTCAAAAGATAAAAACGGAGTTGAGGCTGTTGATTATGAAAAAGTTGAAACTGAGGTTAAAGAAGTTGAGTCTGATTTTCGTAAAGCTGTAGTAATTAAACTACCTGTTTCATACAACAATATGAAAGACCGTCCATACGATGTAAATGTTGGTGATGTTGTTTTGATTAGAGAAGGAAGAGGTACATACTTTGATTTACTTAAAGATAGTAAATTGATTTATTACTACGATATTGTTGCTATTTGCAAATGATAAACATAGATACAATATCAAAAGAAATAGCTTAGAAGACAGGATATGATGTTGATATAGTAAAGAAGGTTTGTTAGCACGTATATATAAAGACTATGGAAATAATGAAGTCTGATACCGATACAAGAGATATTCTTTTCAACGGATTATTTAAGTTTAAGCTTAAGCGAAGATATAAAGAAGGCAAGACATTAAAATATAAAACAAAATGAAAAAATATACACAAAAAGATTATATTAACAATAATATAGATTTGTCTAATATTAAAACATTCGATGATTTTGTTGTAGCAACAGTTGAAGGTTATGTTAAGAATGGTCATCGAGTAGATAAGTGGATGTTTGAACAATACAAATCAATCATTAAGTTTAATTCTATTAGAGAATTTTTAAACGATGCATTCAAACTTGGTAATACAATTTACAAGTCTAAAGATGGAATTACAATCGAACAAGCAGAGCTTACAATCATCAATAAAGACAATGATGAAGCAATGAGCGAAGGTGAGAGTTGTGATGCACCAGTAAAGAAGGAGTCTTTCCTCAAGAGAATGTTTAACATATTTAAGCGCAAGTAATTATGAAGAATGTAGTATATTCAGGATGGAGAGACTTTATTGAAGTTTCTGAGAAAGATGGTAAGTTTTTTACAAATAATATGTTCTCAATATATCCTAGTACAAACAGAATGTTTGTCGCAGATGACGATATGATAATAACAACTCATGATGACAACGATGTTTATAATATAAAGAAAGGCGATATTGTAATTTCGTTTCAAGTTGGAAGAAAGTTTATTATATCTACGATAAACGACGACGCATTAAAACAATTTATTTTAGACGAGAAAGAAAAGCGCGAGAAAATGCTTGCTGATGAAAAGGCAAATAGTGATATTACCGAAAGTATTGGTATAAAGCATTCTTGTGATGATAGTTGTGATTGTTAATGTGAATCATATAATAAAAACAGTCCCTCTGTACTGTAAACAGAGACGTCTGAGTTAAGCTCAGTCTAACATAAAAAATTTAATTTTATTTATAGATTATTTTCTACACCTCTATCAAAGAGGAATATCGCGGCGTATATCAGAGGTAGATTATTAGGCTCATAACCTAAAGGACGGTGGTTCGATTCCACCCGCCGCAACAACAGAATATGATTTTTCATAATAGATAATTACATAATCAATATGTTTGATTAATTTATAAATAGGATAGATGGTGCAGCATCTATAAAACCTGTACATTATACTCTACGGTGTATGGGCGCAGTCAGCATTAATTGCAAGACACGTACGATAATGCGCGTTATATAATAACGTGGTGTAGTTTCGACTCACTAGAGTATAATATCGCCCTATGGTGTACGGTTGCACTGACGGTCTCTAAAACCGTGTATCTTCTGAGGATGGCAGGGTGGGTTCGACTCCCACTGGGGCGTCAAAACAAATATAAATTAAAATAATACGAATGGAACTGAAAATTAAAAGATTGAATGATAAGGCTATAATGCCTATACGCGCACATAAAGGTGACGCAGGACTTGATTTAACAGCTACAGATATAACTCTTGAACAAAACGAATGTGGTCAAACTGTAGTTGTATACCATTGCGGTCTAGCTGTAGAAATACCAGAAGGCTATGTTGGTTTGATATTCCCTCGTTCTTCAATTGCTAATAAGTCTATGTTTATGACTAATGCTGTAGGTGTTATTGACTCTGGTTATAGAGGCGAGATTACAGCAAAGATGCATGTTACAACAGATGCAAGACCAGCTATGTATATGATTGGTGAAAGATTTGCACAACTTGTTATTATGCCTTTGATTGATGTAGATATTACAGAAGTTTCTGAACTTAGTGAAACAGAACGTGGAGAAGGTGGTTATGGTTCCAGCGATACGAAATTGAGCGCACCTGATGCTTCAGAAGTTAGTGTACAAGACGTTGATACTAACAATAATGAAGCTACTACGGTAGCGGCGGACTCAACTGAGGAGTCTGAGGTAGCCGAGTAACGCGTGACAACGCTACGGGAAGCGGCGTTATAATTATAGAAGAGCAATGCTTCCATGTTAAGGGGATTACAATAAAGTTGTAGTTCCCTTTAACTGTTTAGTAATAAACCTGGGTATGTGTAGTATTTATAGTGCTACACATTTCCTATGTTTGTATAATTATATAAAATTATAGCACATGAAAAAATCTAAACTTTTTGGTTCCAGGTTAGTTGAAAATGTATTTCTTCCAAAAACTCCAAAGGTTATAATGCTTGCAGATTATGACAGCATAAACCAACACTTTGAAGAAGGTGATATACTTGATGCTAATTCTGTCAAAAGAATGTTGCTTAATAATAAACCAGAATATCAAACTTCTAATGATGTTTATGATTGTTCTCCAAGAGGGGAAAGATTTGATTTAACACAAGCTATAGAGATATTATACCAAGATGACAAGCGTGATAATTTTAATTTTATTACATTTATAGACTCTGCTACAGGATTAAGAGTTGTATATTAGAATTTACACGCTGGTAAAAACACATCTGTATAGAATTGGAAATAGCTTTTAACTGAAGACGATACAGTTAGTTTAATTGAATCAGAAATAAAATTATATATATCTCGTATAACAGAAGTTGAAATTGATAATGAAATAAGATAATATATAATTATGGTTTAGAAAATATTAGATTTTGATGGTTTAAAATACTTTGTTAAAGCTATCAAAAAGCACTTATCGCCAAAGCAAAGAATTATTAAAAATAGAAATTATATTGATAACATTACAAATAACGAGCTTGTAATACTTGACAATTCATAGTTTTCATACACACCTGGTCAAACTTGGTGGGTTAATCCTAAACATAGTATTGTAATAGATAACGATGCTATGAAGAAGTTTGAGTTTATTATAATCACTGGCAATAATACTGTTACTGTTTAGTTTGCTGATTATATTTCAGCTAAAGGTAATCCAGGTGTACTTCAAGCTAACTCTACATATTTATTTAATGTATATGGGAGTGAGACACAAGTTCAAGGTGGTCAAACTTATGGTAAAATCATGTATATGAATGTATCAAAAATATCTTAATTTTATAACTATATGGAATAGAAGAAATACTTAGACCTTGAAGGTCTTAAACATTATAATGGAAAATTAAAAGATGGTACTATTGTTGTTGGTAAAGCCGCAGCTGCAAATACAGTTCCATCAACTGGTATTCAATGGGGTGCAGATACAGTCCCATTGGCAAATATACCAAAGGCAGCTTTAGAGCGCTGCTATGTCGTTACAAATGATACTGCTAGATTTGCATTGACTACTACACAAGTACAGAATGGTGATACTGTAAAGGTGTCAGATACAAATAAAATGTACTTTGTTAAAGATGATACTAAATTAAATAGTGAGAATGGTTATGAACCATACACATCTGGTACATCAGTAAATGTTCAAAGCATTGATTGGGCTAATGTAACAAACAAGCCTGCTAAGTTTACTCCAGAAGACCACGGTTCAAATGTAGTTACATCATTAACAGGTTATACTCCAATGTCTAATAATGGGGAATATAATAAAATAGTTCCTGGAAACTCTCTTAACGAGGCGCTGTTGATGCTCCAGCAAAATACGGATAGGATGTTTAAAACTATAAATGTTACAGAATTAAACAATCCAATAGCATCAACATCCGAAAGATTTAAACAACTTGTAAGTGATAACTATGTAATACAATACACACTTGTTTGTGATGTTAATGATAAAAAAATGCCATGTGGTGTACTGTATGAATTTAGCGACTCTGGTAAAACTAATATTACACAGGTAGCAATAACATCATTGTTGATGGATAAACTTCCAACAATGTCGTTTGATATGCATACAACTCCAACGATGTGGTCTAGGAGATTTAAAGTTAGAAATTATTCATCTGAACAATTAAATAAGTGGAGTGTATGGGAGCCATGTATGAGTAATAATACCATGAATTTTATCAAAGACAAAATAATGATTAAATTTGATGGTATTGTAAATAATGTTAATATCCAAACACAATCTACAACTCAGACTAATGGTTCTGTTGTATTTGATGAAGCTGTAAATAAACTATTATATAAAGTTGGTTTTAATTATTATCAAGTATGGTCAACATCATCATTGTATGGAGTAGATGGTCTTGGTCAAACTACCCCATTTGAAAATGTACTTTATTGTGATATGAAAAATGGCGGAATATATATTTGGGATGGAACTAATTTCAAGCCAATGTTTAATAAGACTGTAGCAATAACTATAACTGAGATAGATAACGCAATAAATGGATGATATTATGAATAAAGCAAAATTAGTTAATTCTGTACTTACCGGTGGCGGAATAATAGGTCCTTAGCATCTCAATGTTATAATAGGTAATGAAGATAAAGGTTTCCCAAGAGGACATGTATTAGATGCTAATGCCACGTTAGCTTTAGCTGGTAATGGTGGTGGTTCTGGCACACAAGAACCATCTGAATTAGAAAAGATAATAGGTATAAGTAAATTCACTAAAAATTATGGCGGTGTTGAGGCGTCTTTTAAAAATTTAGATATAAATCTTGGCTTATCAAAAAATATAAATATAGATATAAATAATAATGGTGGTAGATTTTCAGAGTTTAAAAATGAAATTGCTGGATTTGGTAATATAAATTCTGGATTACTTAATTTTTCTAGCGGTTATAATAATATCACTATAGGTTCAGGTATAGCATCAAATGGTTATAACTCTTTATTATCAAGTAGCTTTTTTACTATAGACGTTGTAAAACATAATGAAAATAACAAGTTAAGATTAAAAATTAGAACTAATAGTTTCGCTGGGGAAATTATCAAACAAAATGGTTTACTTATAACTGATAAATACGCGTTTATAAAACAAGGTGATTAGTACGTATTAAAACTTATAAGTGAATCTGGTTTTGTTTTTAGAAATACAAGTGATAATACAAGAATAGACGATAACACAGTATAGTTTAATAATTCATATCTTTCTAAATTAAAAGATTACGATAGAATATTTGCGTACTCTATATATAACGAATCTAAAAATTCTATTTTATTTGGATAGAGTTTATACAACGGTGGAAATAATAATTCTATATTTGTTGGTAAAGGGTTAATCGGATTACAAAAAACAGATGGAAAATATTCTTCAAATATAGCTATGTTTGGAAAATATAATAATGCTACAAACGAAGGGGAGTTTGTTTGTGGTGTATATAATAAATCTACAAGGACTACAGACGGTGATATACAAACGATGTTTTCTATCGGTAATGGTCGCAGTATAGATGATAGTGGAAATGCATTGGAGGTAGCTCTGTTTAAATAGCCAGATTAGACATATAAAGATAAATTATACATAAATGGCATTGGTGGATACGATGGAACAAACGTAACTTCCACTCAATCTAAATCATTACAACAAGTTATTTCTGACATAGAAATGGCAGTATCTCTAAATAGTAATGGTCCTTGGGATGTAGATATAACATCACAGTTCGTTAATGGTAATGTTACTATTTTTCCAACATAGATGTGGAAAGTAAGCCAAGATGTAAAACGTGTTTATTTTGTAACTGATTTAAAGCAAGGTGACGTAATTACAATTCCAGATACCTTGAGAATGTATATTGGCTGGAAGAGAGCTGATGGCACATTTGGTTTATCAGATTGGACAGCATCTGCTAAAAAATATACAGCTACTGAAGATGCTAAATATGTTATTTTACTAGATACTCCTGCTGTAAATAATCCTGGTGTACAGACTAATACAATTAGTACTTTTGGAAATGTGATGTTAAGAACGTCTAATCCAGAATTTAAGCCTACAGCCAAAACTGATGTTAAGAAAGACCATACTAACGATGATAAAATCATGCGTGGTATAGCTCATCAAGGTTTTCATAAAACCGAAAATCCTAATTCTTTAGCTGCGTTTAGAGCTGCTGCTAAAGAAGGTTGGAGATATGTAGAGACTGATACGTATATGACATCTGATGGTAAGTTCATAGTAAGTCATGACGACAACGTTCCAATTGGTTATACAAATGGTGTAACTACACTTACAGATAAGTCTTATAAATATGGAGACCATACTTTAGCTGATATACTTGCGTTCCATGGTCCAAATGGAGAAAAGATTGATACTCTTGAAGAGTTCTGTAAAGTATGTAAAGAATGTGGTCTACATCCATACATAGAAATAAAGCAAGGTATGATGTGGCAAACTAATACTATTGATACTACTAATCCGAGATATAGTGGCAAGCCGTATGCTATAAAACTTCTTGATATTGTTAATAGGTATGGTTTAAGAGGTAATGCTACATTTATTTCTTCAACAGCATATACTTTAAGACTTATGGCTGAAAAAGATTAGAGTTATAGATATGGTATTGTATATTTTGGTAAAATTGAAAGTGCCGCATCTGAATGGACAGCATTACTGAATTAGATAAATGAATTTAATACAGACGCTACTGCTTCTAAGGCATATTTATTTGCAGATGTAAATATTGTTAATCTTAAAACCGCAGAGGCTGTATTAATTGATAAACTTGCAGAAACTGGATGTTAGCTTGAGGTATGGACTGCTAAGATTAAAGACGACCTTGATAACTTAGATTCATACGTAACAGGTGTTACAAGCGATAACATACACGCAGGTGAAATATTAGCTAAAAATATTTAATAATGTTTGATATACAAGGCGGAAAAATAAAACTCAGCACGCAAGATTTAGCTATACCTCCATTTAAACAACATTATAATAGTGCAGAGGATAAATCTTAGGCGCTGAAGGAGATTGAATACATTATATGGCTTTATAAATGGAATAGCCCATATGAAGCATACCCAGAGAAAGATAGACCGTCTATTGTTGGTAAAGATGTATTCAATGATGAGAAATATAAACCGACAGCCGAAATGAAGATATTAGCAAAAAGGTTCTAGGAGTTTCAATAGACTCCTAGTACTAGATTGCTACAATCATCACAATCAGCTGCGGAAGGATTGATTGAAACTCTGAATTAGTATTCAGAAGGTAATATGGATATAGATACAGCCTTAAAGATAACACGAATCCTTAAAGATGTTAGTGGAGTTGTTAAATCATTAGATGTAGCAATGAAGCAAGCTAAAGCTGAATAGCTTGAGTCTGGAAAGATTAAAGGTGGTGGTGTTATAGGCATGTATGAAATTGCTAAATAATTATGGTTGACTTTAATAAGAAGATACTCAATAGTGATAAATTTAGACAAGCTGCTATATTCTTCCAAGAACATGGGTGTTACACATTAGCACCAAAAGGTACAACTGATTATGCTAAATATTGGGACGAAGAGACTAATAGATGTCTATATGGATATACTGCGCCAGACGGTGATTCTATAAGCGGATATAATTACTTCTACTTGAATTACAGTCCAATTATGAAGTTGTAGGAAGTTGAGTATACAGATAGATTTGGAGACAAGAGAACAAGGCGTGAGCGTATATTTGGTTTCCCTAGATTCTGGGATTACGATTGTTATTATTTCAATGCTGTTGATGAAGCTGAGAGCGTTGGTAAACATATGGTCAACCTAAAGTGTCGTCAAAGAGGATATTCATTCAAAGGTGCGTCAATGTTAGTTAGAAACTATGAGTTGATACCAGGCTCAAAGAACTTCGCCGTAGCTTCAGAATAGAAGTTTTTAATTGGAGATGGTATTCTTACTAAAGCCTGGCAAATAATGGACTTTGTTGATAAACATACAGCATGGTCTAAATAGAGATTAACTAGCACTCGTATGGAAAGAGTGTCTGGTTTTAAGATAACTGATGAGTTTGGTAAACAAACAGAACAAGGTTATCTTTCAAGTATAACTGGAATAACTCTTAAGAACGACCCCGAAAGACTTCGTGGTACTCGTGGTAAGTTAGTACTATTTGAAGAAGGTGGTAAGTTTCCAAACTTAGAAACAGCATGGCGAGTTGAACAGCCAGCTGTGGAAACTGACGATGGTGTAGCATTTGGTTTAATGATAGCGTTTGGTACAGGAGGTAGTGAGGGTTCTAGCTTTGATGGTCTTAAGAATATATTCTATCACCCAGAAGCTTTTAACTGCCTATCATTTCCTAATATATGGGACGATGGTTAGAGTGATACTAAATGCGGATTCTTTGTACCAGCTTGGTCTAATATGGAATCTACTGACGAAAATGGACAGTAGAGGTTTATGGATAAAGACGGTAATAGTCTTAAAGAGAAAGCTGTAGAAGAACTTATAGCTCAACGTAACAAGGTTAAAGACGGAGGAGCCTCACAAACATCTATAGATAGATTCGTATCAGAGCGTCCATTAAAACCACAGGAAGCTGTATTAGAGCTTGGTAAAAACATCTTCCCTAGATAGTTGTTAATGAATCAATTAACACGCATTAGAACCAATGAGAAGCTACGAAATATGAAGCATATCGTTGATTTATTTTGGGATGGTGATGGTGGTGTTAGAGCTGAAGAAAAGAAGTCTGGAGATATAACAACATATCATTTAAAGAAAGATGATAAACCACAAGGCTCAATTGTAATATGGGAGTATCCAATTAAAGACCCTCCATTTGGATTATATATAGGGGGATGTTTAACACCTGGAGAAAAGGTGTGCACACAAAGAGGGTTGGTAAATGTAGAAGATGTTACTCTTGATGACAAACTTATAAATAAAGATGGTTAGTTTGTTGATATACGTAACCTACAACGCTACGATAAAGAAAACGAAGATATATATACTATTAGAACTGCTAATTCGTATAGAACTACAACATTTACTAGAGAACACCCAATATTATGTTCGCCAACATTATATGGAGAATATAGCTTTATAAAAGCAAAGGATATTCAAACTGGATATTATTGTAAATTTCCAAATATATACTATAACACAAATGAAGAATGTAAAGACGCTCCAATAAATTCTGATTTGTTTTGGTGGTTTGTTGGACTATGGCTTGGCGATGGCTGGTGCGATAGTAAGAAACATTCAGTATCTATCTCATTCGATGTAAAGCAAAAGTTTTATTTTGATAAATGTTATAATTTTATACAAAATGAATTAGGTATAACTCCGTATTATAGAGTAAGGAGAAACACTATAGAGTTAAACTTTACATCTAAAAGAGTATAGCAATGGCTAAATAGTACATTTGGTAATAGTTGTTATAATAAATCAATACCAGATAGAATTAAAAGAATAAATGATAGATATAAACTAAATATAATAGCTGGATATCTTGCTTCTGATGGATGTGTTTATAATAGAAATAACACATCAACTGTTGAATTTGTAAGTGTGAGTTTAAACCTGTTGGAAGATATTCAAGACTTATTATTCGCACTTAAAATAATAAGTGGAATATCAAAACTAAGAGATTGTGGATAGTCTACAATACGCGGAAGAGTTATAAATTAGAGAGAAGCGTATCATGCAAGAGTAGCTCAATCAGGCTCTATTCTTTTAAAACGTTTATTTGATAAGTATTGTATAGAAGATACTGTTAAAGCTGGTAAAATTATAGATAGGCAATTGTCAAACCATTCAAATAAACAAATAGTTTTTGATGATGAGTTTAAATATATAATATGTAAAATAAAACAGCTAACTGTTGGCAAATATACTGGAATCGTTTACAATTTTGAGTGTGATACACATACATTTATGTGTAGGAATATAATGACACATAATTGTGACCCGTACGCGTAATGTCAGCGGGTCTAAAATCGGGTAAAAACGGGAAACATCTAGAACAGACAATTCCGTGCTAATCATACTGATTGCGAAAGGCAGTATGGCAGTGTAACGCATAGATGGTGAATAAATATAATCCGTCCACGAACACCCGACACTATTATAGTGATGATGTATGCTGGGCTATATGGGGACATATAGAAGTATAGATAAAAAACTATACGATAACACAACTGATGACCACGATGAATCATTCACTAACTCTTTAGGCTCAACATTTATATTTAAACGCGTTAAAGCTGGAGAGGCTTGGAATGATGTAATAGTAGCAGAATATTCAGGTAGACCTGATACAGCTGAAGAGTATTATGAAAACGTTAGAAAGTTATTAATGTTTTATAATGCTAGACTGTTATTTGAGAATGAGCGTAAAGGTATATATCCATACTTTACAAATAAACACTGTGATTATCTACTTGCAGATTAGCCTGATAAGGTTATATCTGAAGTATTTAAAGATTCAAAAGTACAAAGAAGAAAGGGATGTCATATGACTAAGTCTATACGAGCGTATGGAGAAGGTCTTATACTAGAATGGTTGATGGATGAATTTGAGCCAGGTCGCCCTAACTTAGAGAGAATATACAGCGAACCTTTATTAGAAGAACTAATAGAAAACGATGGTAGAAAGAACGTCGATAGAGTTATTGCTTTATGTATGACAATGATATATAGAGAAGAATTATATTAGGTAAAGGTAGCTGAAAGTAAAGAAAAAAACAAATAGGTTGAACTCTTTGAAATGCCATTGTTTAGCCAGTAGTGGTGGGACAGTGACGATAAACAAGACGATATACCTGTATTTACATTATAATAACAATGGAGATAAAAGATAATTTATATAATGCTTCATTTCCACAACAGAAACTTCCACTATCAAAGAAAGATAAACAATGGTAGGAAAGCTGTGTGGATTATATAATAGGCGAAGGTAATGTTGGGTCTGGTAGAAGAGATACTCAACATGGAGAAATGCAAGTCTATTATAATTTATATAACAGTATCTTTGATGAAAAGGACTTTAAGCGTATAACAAATCCGTTTAAAGTTGATGATGGGTTTCCAGCAACTCCACAAGACTTTAATATTATTAGACCTAAGATTGACTTACTTATAGGTGAAGAAACTAAGAGACCTTTTAATTTTAGAGTTATAAGAACATCTTAGGAAGCTGTGTCAGAATTGCAAGAAAAAGAGAAAGAGATGTTGATGCAATACATGATGGCAGCTATACAGTCTAAGATGGGTCCAGAGGAGTAGCAACAATTCCAAGAGCAATTACAATCTGGTGAGGTTATGCCTCCAGAAGCAATTGCTAAATATATGGATAAAGAGTATAAGGATGTTGTAGAGAATACAGCATATCATACTCTTGAATATCTAAAGGAGAAACTATCACTTAAGAATGAGTTCATTAAAGGCTGGAAAGACGGGTTGATTAGCGGAACTGAAGTTTATTACGTAGGAGTTCAAAGCGGAGAACCTTACGCAGAAAGAGTTAACCCAATTGATTTTGACTATGATAGAAGTCCAGACTTGGAGTTTATAGAAGATGGTTCTTGGTGTGTCAGAAAGATGAGACTACCAATAGCTGAAATCTATGATAGATATAATGACAAACTAACTGAGAAAGACCTCGATAAGATTAATTAGATTCTATCTGGTACACCTATTGGTGATATGCCATAGAAAGGCCCAGTTGATGATTTTAATCGCATCACGATGCATTTATATGATAATGATGGCGTAAGCTTTCAGAATAAACATAATATAAATGTATGGCATGTATGTTGGAAGTCTTTTAAGAAAATATTCTATGTTACAACATTAGATGAGTCTGGTGAAGTCCAGGTTACAATTTGTGATGAAACATACAAACCAGTTGGTACAGAACTGTCTATAGAGTCTGGTTGGATTGTGGAAGTTTGGGAAGGATATAGAGCTGGCTCTGATTTATATTTTGGTATACAACCTATAGAATATCAGCATGTTAGTATTGATAATCCAAACTCTCAAAAACTACCATACTGTGGATGTGTTTACAGTAATACCAATAGTAGACCACGTTCACTTGTTAGTATATTAAAACCATTACAATATATGTATATTGTATTATGGTATAGACTAGAGTTAGCCATAGCTCGTGATAAAGGTAAGGTTGTAAATATGGATATAACATAGATTCCTAAATCTATGAACATTACACCAGATAGATGGTTACATTATTTATCATCTGTAGGTGTTAACTTTATAAATCCATATGAAACAGGATTTGACATACCTGGAAGAGAAGGTGGTAAACCAGCTACATTTAATCAGATAACATCATTGGACTTAACAATGTCTCAAGTTATATCTGAGTATATTCAGTTAATGGATAAGATAGAACAATTAGCTGGAACTATATCTGGTATAACATCTCAAAGAGAAGGTTCTATTAGTACATCTGAACTTGTTGGTAATGTTGAACGTTCTGTTGTTCAATCTTCACATATTACAGAGCCTTTGTTCTGGGTTCATAATCAGTGCAAGAGACGAGTATTAACTATGTTATTAAATACAGCTAAAGGTGCTTGGGAGAACACTGGTAAACAGAAGTTGTCGTATGTATTTGATAATGGTGAGAGAGCATTCTTAGATTTAGCTAAGAAATTCTACTATGAAGACATGGATGTATTTGTAAGTGATTCTACAAAGGATTTAGAGAATATACAGAAATTACAATCTCTCATACAGCCAGCTATGCAGAATGGAGCTAGCTTGTTAGAGGCATCTGAAATACTTACAAATGATAACTTTAATATCATTAAGCAGAAGCTTAAAGATATGCAGACTCGTCAAGAGCAATTACAGAAACAACAGCAAGAAGCTGAAGCTCAACAGCAACAACAGTTACAGCAAATGCAAAATGAAGCTAAACAGCAAGAACTTATGCTCGAAGAGGCTAAGATGGACTTAGAGAGATATAAGATTGATGCTGATAACCAAACTAAGATTGCAGTAGCTGAGATTAGCGCTTACCGTGGCACTGAAGATAAAGACGCTAACATGAATGGTATACCTGACCCAATTGAGATAGCTAAAGACGCTACAGCTCAACGCAAGATAGACCAGGAGGCTTATTTAAAGCGTTATGAGGCTCGTCAAAAGAGAGAGATAGAAGATGCTAAGATAAGTCTAGAAAAGAAGCGTATGGACCACGAAATGGCTTTACAAAAGTAGAAAGATGATGCTGCTCTACAGAGAGAGAAGATTAAGGCTTCAACCGCATTGAAGAATAAAGTAAGTGGGGAGGAATAACATGGCAAGATTAAAAGCTCCAAAACAAAGTGGTAATAAATTTACTGCTTTTGCTGACAAGTTAGGACCATTAGTATATGAAGGTCTTAGAAAACGAGGTTATACAAGTAGAGCTGCTTATGACAATGTCATGAGTCAGCTTGCTTGGGAAAGCACTTATGGTACAAGTGATGTAGCGAGGAATAATCATAACTATGGTGGTTATGGTTATGATGGTAATGGTAACTATACAGTGTTTAAGAATGATAGGGATTTCGTCAATGCTTATTTAAACACAATGTCTTCTAGATATAAGAAGGCTTTACAATCTAATAATGTTTATGACTACGCTAGACATCTCAAAGCTAATGGATATTATGGCGATACATACGAGAATTACTCTAAAGGATTAGCAGGTATGAGTTCTCTCAGGAAAGCAGCGGCTAAACATTATCATATAATGGGTGAACCTTATAAGAAGCCTTTAGCTCCAGTTATTCCTAATGTTTTAGATAAGCCTGTATAGCAATAGGTTGTAGAGGATAATATGCAATAGCCTTTTAATTAGGTTTATTTAAAACCAGTTGGAGGTAATAGTCAATAGAAACAAGAATATATATATGATTATCCAACACCATAGATTTAGCAAACAATAACACCAACTCATACTGTAAATACAAATAGGATGCTTTATTTACCTCCTATTGAATAGACTATGAGTGCTATAATGAATGGATAGCCTTTATTACAACCAGGATTTGCTAATGGTAAGGACGATAATTCATATTATAATTATATGTACAATATAAGACCCTTAAATCATAATATAAACATGCATGTATAATAAGGGTTATGGTATACAAAATAATACACGCAATTATGCGAAAATAATATTTAATTATTAATTAATAATTATGGCAAAAAAGAAAGAAAATAAACCATCAGCACTTGATGAAATGCTCGGTTCTATTTACGGAAATGGTGCTGAGACTACAGATACTACAGATGTAACAAATATGGGTAGACAAGATAGTGTTGTTGAGGTAGATACTGATAAAGAAACTCCAGACACCGAAGATGGCGACTCTGAGGATGACGAAAACAAGGGCGAGTTCACTGTTGGTAATGATGATAGTGATGTCCCAGAACATATTTTAAACAACTCTAAAAAGGATGATGATAAAGATAATACTGACATTAATGATAATATTGATGACAGCAATGATTCTGAACCGTCTGAAGAAGAAGTAACTGAAGCTCAACAAGTTTCAGCTCTGTTTGATGCAGTCGGAGAATCTTTGGGTTGGAATATGACGGATTTTAACGATGATGACAAACCTGTTACTGTAGACTAGTTTACAGAATATCTTGGTAAAGTTGTTGAACAAAACTCTGTACCAAAGTATGCTGATGACCGAATCGCTAAACTTGACGAATATGTTAAGAATGGTGGTAAGTTTGAAGACTTCTACGCAAAACAACAGGAATCATTATCATTTGAAAACTTAGACCTAGAAAACGAGTCTAACCAGAAATCTGTAATTAGAGAACTATTGAAATATAATGGTTATACTGATGAACAGATTAATAATAAAATTAGTAGATATGAAGATGCTGATATGTTGTATGATGAATCAGAGGATGCTCTAGAGCGTTTAAAGTTCATTAGACAGCAAGAGCTTGAAGATAGTAGAAAGCAGCAAGAAGAGCTTGCTAAACAGTAGGAGGAGCAAAGTAAACAGTTCTTCCAAAATGTATCTCAAGACATCAGTAGCTTAGATTCTATTAGAGGTATCTCTATCCCAAAGGAAGATAGAGCTGCTCTTTATGATTATATATTTAAAGTTGACCAAGATGGTATTTCTCAATACCAGAAAGACTTTAATGCCAATCTTTCAAAAAATCTAATAGAGTCTGCTTATTTTACAATGAAGGGTGATGCTTTAGTTTCTGGTGCTAAGCGCGACGGTGAAACATCCGCTGCTGAAAAACTTAGAAAACTACTTAGACACACTTCTAAAAACCACACTACATATAACTCACAACAAAAACAAAAAAGTGCGGCTGAATTAGTAAGTGGTCTATTTTAAGATAAAATAAATTATAAATAATTATGAATAATACTTTACTTAATGGTTTACAGTTGTACAGAGGAAAACGTTTCTCTGACCTTGTAGACGAAAATATGATTTCTAATGCTTTGTTAACAAAGCCTCATGAAGTTGCAGGTATCTTATCTCTTGTATTTGGTACTAAAGATGATGGTGTATCAACTACCATCGATATGATTACTGGTGGTCTTGGCAAAACAATGACTATCGAAAATAGAGAATATGAGTGGGCTGTTCAAATCGACCAAGACCACGCTGTAAATATTCGTTACGCAAAATGGAATGGTCAACTAATTACAGCTGGTACACAGGTTACCGCTGGTATTGGTAACTCTCCAATTTATATTGCTCTTGAAGAGAAGTACTTCGGTCCTGGTGCAATCTTGTCATTTGACAACTATAGATTTCAGGTTCGCGTTTCTGGTACACCTTATCAAGATGGTAGCGCTTGGGTTTACGAATGCTACGTTGCTGATGCAGGTTCTGGTGCATATATTCCTTCTGAATACTTGCTCCCAGGTCGTCAGGTAAGTCGTATCGGTTCTGCTTACGAAGAGTATTCAGATGAGGCAGATATCCTGAACTATCAGACTCCATTTAAGATGCGTAACAACTTGATGACAATGCGTCTT